GCCGGTCTGCTGCGGCAAATTGCCGGCGAGATCCGCTAACGCAATAAGTACCTGTCCGAATGACTAAAAATTTCGAGACTTGGAGCGGGTAGCGGGAATCGAACCCGCGTATTCAGCTTGGAAGGCTTCCAGAACCCTCAACCTTTTCTATGACGCCGTGTCACTCTGTTTCTGTCTAGTTCATCTCGGAACAAAGATCGTATACACGTTTTGTTCATGCCGGATTTGTCTCAAGGAGACCACCAATGCAGATGATTGAGAGAGTGGCGCGGGCGATAGACCCCAAGCTTTGGAGGGCCGTCGAGACTGGGAAGGACTTTGTTGAAAGTGCCGGTCGCAAATGGGAAGGCTCCTATGAGCAACAGACCATAGAGAAGAAACTGGCGCTGTCTCGCGACCGAGCAAAGTCTGCTCTAAATGCAGTTCACGAATTCGCCGCTGAAATTGCAGGCGCTGGAGCCGAAGCTTTTTTCACTCCACTACCGAGATCGATAGAGGAAGAAAATGCTAGAGCGGCGTCAGTCATTCGACTGGCAATGAAAGCCGCCCTACAGGAGAGCAAGGAGACGGAAGGATAGCCACGCATGCACAGGTCTAGCGTTCATGCATAGTTCTAGATGTATGTTGGGAAGATTTTCGAAGCCTAAAGGCGGGGCGAGCTAGTCGCGGGCTTCGGTTTAGCGTCTTCCTTGGGCGGAAGAGCGCAGACGGTGATTTTGTATCTATCACCATCAAGGGTGCGGGCTATACCCGACCCGTGGCATTTCGGACAATTGCGGTTGCCGATCATTCAACCCACCGGAGCGCGCCGGCAAGCTCTCGGATCATCTCGACAACCCATTGGGCAGAGACTTCGCCGTGGTAGGTTTTGTCCTCCCACAGCTCATAGATCGGGCTTGTGCCGTTCATCTTGACGACAACCCGGATGCCCGGTCCCACGGTACCCTTCAGAGAACCGCTCATATTTCGACCTCCGAATGGCCCCGGGAGCCCTTTTCGAGATGATAGTTGTAGCTCTTCACAGATCGACCACTGAGATAGCCATGAGCCGCGTGGTAGGCGTCTTGGGCTACTGGGGCGCGATGAGAATGCACTTTGACGCCGCCAATCTCTTGCACGGTATCGTGGTGTATATGACCCGAATGTATGTGGCGGGTTGAAGATGCCGCCCAGTCGTCCTTACGGCGGTTTGCCATGATCAACGGCAAATCTGGGATCTTGGCTTTATCCCCATGCGTGCCACCGATCAGGTTCACGCCAAAGCGTCGCCAATAGAAGGGGTCTGGGGAGGTATCAACCTTCACCCGCTCTTGATTGCGCCAGTACATACGCATGGCCTGCCGGATACCACTGGTGCTGTTTTCATCGTGATTGCCGGGTTTGAAGGTTGCCTCGACATGGCGATGTTTCGCCGCGATCAACTCAGATGTTTCCACGAGAAGATCACAGACGGTTTCCAGGCACTTGGAATAGCGGGTATCGACATCGAGCACGTTCCCGGATCGTTCCGTCTGATTTCTGCTGTTGTCGGCATGGAGAAGGTCTCCGAGCCCAAGAATAATCGCATTGGCGCTTGGGGGAGAAGTTTCGACGATTTCTCGCATGGCTTCCGAGAGCACTTTGCGAGCTATGGACAGATCCCAATCGGGACCGCCCGTTTCCTTGCCATAGGCAAAGAGGCCGACATGCCAATCACAAAGGATATAGGCCGTCAGGCGTTCATCGTCGTTGTCTTTCGGTGGGGAGATGTATGGAGCGGCCGGCGTGAAGTTCTCGAATGCCTTGAGGATTATCTCAGCCGTCTCTTCAGGGGAGTGTTCAGCCTCTTTCGTCTTTGACCATTTCAGGACCTCTCGACCGGATGCATCCGAGAGAATGGATTGCTCGCGTATTCGGTGGCCCTTGAGGATTTCAACGGGAGAGCCGCGCCGTTGCTTCTGCTCGACCGTTGTCCCTCTGGGACCGACATTGACGCGGGTGACCTCGAACCCGCTCATGATCGGAATGCCACAGTAATTCACCGGGGCGGCGAGACCGCGCCTAGACGCTTCATAGAGCCTACGCTGGATCCAATGCCAATCATGGCCAATAGATTTGGCCGCTTCATTCATCGTCTTGAATTTGGCCATCAGATCGACGGCGTTAAGACATTCTTCATCTGTCATCGGAGGTGTCGGCATTGCCTATTACTCCTGCGAGCCGCGGGAGCGACGGCCTGTGAATAGACTATCGATCCGGCCGCCTAATCCCTCGATAGCTCGAAGGATCTGGTCAGTCGTCTCGCGATGGCCAGCTTTCGAAATATAGGTCTCAGCCACGTGGATCTTATGAGCCGCCAATTCTCTGGCATTGGCCTCGGCATCATCAGCCGCTTCTTTCTCGACGGATTTTATTCTGGTTTCGAGTTTCCACCAGAGACCGAGGCATGTAGCCACGATCGTTCCTACTGCCCCTATGGCTACCCATAGATTGTCCCACGTCACAGGACCGTTCATGCGCAGCGCCCCTCAAATTGATACATTATTTCGCCCTATGAAACAGAAAGCCACGCAAGCAGGATAAGAGCCGCAAGCATGGCGAATGACACAAAGAACATTAGAAGATAAAGGATCACTTCCGCGCCCAGGCACCGATCAATCGACCGGCGACGTCGGAAATTGTCTTAGATCCGAAGTAGAACCCCACAATCGCCAGCACGAGACCGCTGACTTGGGCGCCGGGGTTAGGCGTAACCCCGAGCTGCAGAACCGTGTCGTACACGACGATCTTTGCCACATAGATGACTGCACAGAAGCCCATCAGCGATCGAGGGCTCCACCACCGGTCAGACTGCGCGGCTTGCGTCGCGAGGTTGATCTGGTCCTGGAAAAAGGCGATCTGCTTGTCGGCCTCGATGCGATCGGCATCGTTCTGAGCTTGCAGCTTGGACTTATAGGCGGCGTTTAGGCCGTCGATGATCTTGCCGAGCGGATTGATGAGACTGAGAAGCCATCCCATTAGAAGACACTCCATAACCAGTGCGTGATTTCGTGCCAATAGGCGTACAGCCCACCAGCAGCGACGACAGTAGGAACGGCAACCCTTGCCACAGAGGAAGCTGTGGACGCGCTTGCAGGCTTTGGCGCGGGCGGTTGCGTGGCCTCGACTGGCGGTGTCTGTGCGGGCTGCGTATTGCCCTTCCCGCGCAGCGCAATCAGGATGGCCGCAGTCCCAAGTTGCTGATCAACGAAGTTCGGATCAAACTTCCCATCGGCTACATACTTGCCGCTGGTGTATTGATCTGTGCCAGCCCAGAGATACGGCGATGGTAGTCCCCGCTTGCGATAGCCGAGCCCATTGTAGCCCTCCAAGAGGTCCAGCATGCTGCCAAGAGACCAATCCGTATTCTTGCCGGCATATGGAGCGCAATTCATCAGCGCATCGAATGCTGCATCTTCCCATGTTGCGAAGGGACCGCGCCCTTTCGGGACCAGCGTTGTTTTCCGCCCGGTTCCAATGATCCTTTCGCCATTATGGAGAACACCAGCAAAGCTGCACGACGATTCCCTATAATGAATGACCGCGATTACGTCCCACGGAACTCCTGTCTTCGCAGAAACAGCCTCGTAGCGCGATTGGTTGGCCCTGATCTGCGCCGCCTGCTTTTCGATTTGCGTGGATCGCGTGAAGTTGGCCTTGTTCCATCTATCGAGGTTGTCCATGGCGCTCCTCACTTATTCAAGGTGCGCCGGCGGGCGAACTCAGCAAGCACCAGGATTGCCAGCGGAATAAATGGCACAAGCGCTGGATTGATCGAGGTGAGCGCCGACTGGAGCGCATTGGCGATGTTCGGATCCCCGAGATAGGAGGAAATTGCGACAACCGCCGCAACAATGGCGCTCCCGAGAGACCCGAGACGAGCAACGGCAATCGTTGCGGAATTATGGAACGCCGTAATCCATTCAGTACCAGGGGTGGCCCGGTAGACCCGGACGGCGTCGAAAACGATGAACGCGGCGACGAGCACCGCAGCGAGAGCGATGTAGATCATGTGTGTTTGCTCCAATAAAAAAGGGCCGCCGAAGCGACCCTTGTCTCTGATATCTCAAAGTGGTGACTTAGTTGGCGAAGCTCTTCATGCATCTTCCATCAGCAAGTCATCGTACTCGCCGTAAGCCAGCGCCTCTTCATCGTATTCGACGCCCATGGCTTCTATTTTCAGACGCTTCTTATAAAGTCCAAGCTCAACCTTGGCATGCTTTATCGCTTCATCCTTGATGTAATCCTTGTAGCCATCAAAGACCGGGTAATCGTTCAAGACCAGAAGCCTATCAAGCTGATCATGAAGCGACTTCATCGTCATCTTCCGGCCGGCCAAGGCAGTCGACTCGGCATAGAGAAGGAACTGTTCCGAAAGAAGATGAAGCCGATAAAGCTCGTCTTCCCGCAAATAGTTCTTCCCGGTCTTGGCATCATCGAACGTGGGCTTTGCACCTTCCATCGACCGCAAGCCCATGCTGGTTTCCCGATGGTCGGCGCGATCAAGGATAAGCTTCGAACTAGTCAGCCCCGTCACAGCATGGTGAAACTTGTCCTGCAGAAGGGCATAGAAGGTTTTGACCTGGCGCGCGCTCGGATCGTAATCAGAAGACGATACTTTGAAGCACTCACGAACCTTGGCATAGACCTGCTTCTCCGAAGAGCGAAGAGCACGAATTTCGGCCGCAAGTTTATTCAGCTTCTCCGGGGATTCCCGAAGAGCCTTTTCATTGATGACGTAGCCTTGCTCCAAATAGCTCCGGACGATCTTACTGGACCATTGCCGGAATTTGGTCGCCTCCTTGGAACTCACTCGGTAACCGACGGCGATGATCGCGTCGAGGTTATAGTGGGAGGTCAGGTAGCCTTTGCCGTCAGAAGCAGTTATTCGGAATTTCCTAATAACTGACGTCTCATCCAATTCTCCAGCTTTCAGCAGGTTTTTGAGGTGCTCATTGATGGTCGGAACGGTTACTTGGAAAATATCCGCTATCTGAGCTTGGGTCGCCCATATCTCATTTTCGCCGGGCTGGAATTCCAACTCTACGGTAGTTGAGTCATCTCGGTCGTATGCGATCTTCGTCAGGCTAGGCGCTATAGCTTTCGGCTCCTGAGGTTTGCTCCACCTCGCCTCGGCCGCTTTCCGCGCAATGTCTGCCCTCTGCTCTGCCGTGAGGCTTTCGGCGCGAGCTTTGCCACCGATTGCTTTCCCAGAAATTTCATCGTCGTCATTCGACATGCAAGCATCCTTTTGTTGATTGCTTGCATATGTGATCTGATTTGCGTGCTTTCGTAAAGAAATATCGTGCGGTGCTTGCACAAACCGCCAAAATATCCCCTCTATTCCCCCGAAATAAAAAAGGCGCCCCGAAGGACGCCTTGTGGTGATCTATGCAAGTTGGCTTAAGAAGATCTCTTAGGTCTCTCTACCTTCCACAATGAATGTCGTACCATCCCTGCCAAATGCCTCGCGCGCGCTCATCGGCAAGAGCCTGAAATGCAGCATCGATTCCGGCGGCATCCAGCCACGGCCCAGGAGTTTCCTCGCCAAAGGCACCGCTCATGTGCCCATTGAAATTAAATGGGACGTATTTCCCTTCGCGGGGAGGGTTCGGCGCCTCTTGTTGGCCTGGCTTGCTGCCCTGCTCAATCAACTTAAAGCGGGTGTAGCCGACATCTTTCACAATCTGCATGATTTCGCTCGTATGGACATTGTCCTCAAACGAAACATATGCTGGAAGCGTCGCTAACTCCCCGATGCGCTCGAAAACTGAAAGCTCTCCCCCCTCGATATCCACTTTTAAGTAGTAGGGCACGCCTTGCTGAGAGACTAAGTCATTGAAGCGGATGGTTGGCACCCGCACGGTCTGGAAGTTTCCATCCCAAAACCGATTTGACTTCTCAAGGGCGCTCCAATCGTCAGTATCATGGATGTGGAAGTCCACACCTCCATCGAGGTTGCTAATCGCGTAATCAGCAATCACCAGAAGGCCCGAGGATATTTCATTGGCAAACCGCGAACGAAGTTCTGCAACGAGCTTCGGGTTGGCCTCTACGGCTATTACACGGAAACCTTTGGCTAAATAGAATGCGGTGTCTTCGCCGTCATTGGCTCCAACATCATAAATGAGATCAGAATGCATTTTACCCTCTAGACGTTTGATGCGTTCGATTTTTACCGAACGCATCCTTCAAACCTCGCCGTCAGGAGCCTATCCTGAAGTTGCAAAGCCTGAATAGCAGCAAACACTAGACTGATCTATCCTCGAAGATGCATTGCTATCAATGCGCGAGCCAATTCGTCCCATCACATGCGACAGGCCCCCCAATCGTACCGCCGCCTCCGGTTCCTGGTGTCACCGTCTGTCGATAGGTGGGAGCAGTTGAAAAATCTGATACCCAACCGAATGCACGGTTTAGTGCAGAACTACACGCTGGCAACTGGTTAGCACCAGTAGCGAGTGTGTATCCCTTTAGGATGTTGGGGACACCGGCAAAATCGCCCACAAGCGAGAGTGTTTTCACGGTAGTCCCATTCACAGTGAAAATATGTTGCCCAAGGGAGCCACTGACTGAGTATTGGTTGTTTGAAAACGTTGCCCCAGAGGCTACCGTTGAACTGAAATAACATTTAGATGCGTCACAGACCAATCCGAGCGTCTGGTTTGCACTGCCTCCCAAGCCGGAAAGAGTAAGCTGGGACGTAAGGACCGCACCCTGATTATTCTGGATTATGTTCGTAGAATCGATGGTTCCGTCGGCAACGATGGAATTGGCTCCGGAGGTATAGGTCAGATTGTTGCCGATGATTGTTGAGTGGGTTACGCCGTTACCCAAAGAAATCCCTTTGACAGTCCCCTCCAGCGGACCTGTGATTGTGTGCCCTGTCACAATGGCTCCTGAGTTATCAGAAATTGTGTTCTGAAGACGAACTCCCGCAATAGTGGGCTGGTCTCCAATCGTCCCAATGAGAACTTGGTTGCCTTCCATCAGATAGTTGTATTGAGGACGAAGGTTCGGTTGTCCATCTGTTCCCCCGGGGTATCCCCAGCCGTGCGTGGCTACGAAATGGTTATTACCGCCCCCTGCGGCATAAAAATTCGCTACGCGAGCATTAACGGCAGTCGTTCCGAACTGATTATCAGTGCCGGTGACCCATAGGTTATAATCAGGTAGATCAGCGGGCGTGTTGTAAAGCGTATGACCGGCGTCATTGACATTTTCGAGCCGGTTTGAATTGTCGATTGAAGTTTCGTAGCCCGATTGCTGGAAGTAGTTTGCACCATTTCCAGCAGCGGCGTTCCGCAGTACAGAGTTGCGGAAAGTCAACCCAACCGTGTAGACATTGTAAACGGTATATCGCGAAATCCCCCACCCATCGAGCCGAACATTTTCAAACGTGAGCTTCGTCTGGCTCTTGACGTTTTCACCGAATGCCTCGCCTTCGATGTACATCATAGCAAAGAGTACGGCGCCGCTTGTGCAGCCCGGAAGCGCCCGGATCGTCGCGCCACCACCTGCCGGCCCACTTATAACAAGACTGGCGGCCCCATTGGCAACCTTCTGTGGCCGAAAACTGTCTGCACAGACATTGTAGAATCCCGACGAAGGGGGAGGAAGATATACTTTTCCAGCACTCGGCCCCGTGGCAGAACTCGCCGCAGCTACCGCAGCATTCAGAGCCGCGCTGTCATCGCTACCCGAACCGGCCGAGGCATTGAAGTCCTGCGGGGTGATTGCATAGTTCTGCCAGCGTGTCGCACCCGTGAGGGAAACTGCGCCAGTTCCGGTTCGGGTGTAATTCGTCTGAGCATCATTGATGCTCTTGTTTGTTATCGTGGCGGGGAGATTTGCCCCAAGTAGCGTGTCCGTCCCGGCGGGAAGCGTTAGCGTGCCCGAGGCCGTGGCGGATGGCTGCAGAACAGTCGTCCCAGACGTTGACCCCTTCAAATTCGTGACGCCATTAACGGTCACATTATTAAAAACGGGGGAAGGATAGGTTTGCGCGAAGACAATAGTCCACGCAGCCGCCCACAAGGCAGCGCAAAGAAACAACTTTTTCATGTGTTACCTTAGCTTAAACTGAGAACGCCGCCGTTCCACCAGGGGAGATTGGACTGGCCTGGTAGTGTGGTAGGAAGACCTTGCAGATATGCCTGAAAACTGGTGTTGAGATTTATTTGAGAAATCGCCGTGATACGGCCTTTGGCATCCACTGTGATGCTAAGAATATGAGTGCTGTCCCCATATGACCCAGCGGTTATTCCCGTATTGGCAAGCCCAAGCGTGATATTGCCGCCCGCCCCCCCATCCGTGAGGGTAGTTTGCCCCGCAGTAGCCGTAAGGATCCGCGCAAATGGCAGATTGAAGTTTGTGCCGGCTAGAACGTACTCGGCCTGGATCGCTGCATCGGAGATAGAGCCAACAGTGGTATATTCCGTTTCAAACCCGGCCCCGCTATTTTTGGCGATTGGGACTCTTTCAAGACCAGTTAGCCCGATCGCTACGGGAAGTTGGTCAATTGTGATTTTTGCCAAAGCGCCACACTCACGCGGCTGCGTGCCCGTATTTTCGTTTTACTGGGATTGATGAGATTTCAGCTAATTCGTCGAGCTAAGATTGACGATCCAACCCTGCCGCAAGAAAGCCACGTCCCGTTGAGCATCGGCGAACCGTTTGACGTAATCCGGTACGCCGTCGAGTCCGTTGCATCCAGATAAAGGTTGCAAGCTTGGTTCCGATTGATGGATCCGCTCGCCGCTAAAACTGCTCCCAGCGGATAATCAACATTGTTGGGATCCGCGCTTGCCGATGGGAATCCAGAGGCTTGAACTTGGATAGCCTGAGACGTTCGGAGCGGCGTCATGAGGGCATTATTATCTGTCCCTCCTTGCGCTTGACCCTGAGACGCGAGACGCGCTGTGGTCTGCTGGGCCGTCCTTAAAGGAGTATTATAAACGTTATTGGCCGTTCCGGTTTCCGCTTGAGGCTGGGTGGCGATCACTGGTGGCCCTAAACCGCTATCGACAAGAATTTTCCCGGTGCTGTCCAAAAACTTCGGCAAGTTTCCAGTTGTCGCTCCGTTTGGACCATGTACGTCTGCTAATGGACCGATCGCAAACCCTGTTGTGATGTAGAGAGAAACCGTATTTTGAGCCAATACTGTCGTTGAGGTTCCCAGTTTCGCAGTTACGGTGAAGTTGCCGCTCGTTAAATTAGACAACACAAAGAGGCGTCCCACCGCAGGAAACGTCACGGTCACATTCGCCGTAAGAACACCGTTGAACTGGATCAGAAAATTTTGGGTGTCGGCCACCGATAGCGTAACATCGCTGGCACTAAGTGGAATGGTGGTGAAACGACCCAAAACGGAATCGATCGTGCTGATCACATTGTTGTTGAGATCGTTGCCCCACGTCCCATTATTTTCGCCCGTCACCTGAAGTGCGAGATGAAGGTTTGGCGTAAAGCTGTCTGGCATAGAAATCCCCACGCAAAAAAGCCGCCTCGATGGGCGGCAAAAACAGACGATGTTTCGAGTTGATTACTTGTTGTCTTGAGACGCGCTATTTACGCCAGAGAACATCGCCAGCCGCTTCAGACGATTGGCGAGGGTGAGTTCCGACCCGGTATCAAGCCGCTTCGGGGCTTTCATCATTAACGTCTTGGCTAGATCAGGATTCAGCATCGCATCTCTGATGAGATCATCGACATTGCGGATACCCGCTTCCCGCATCCCGCCAAGGACATGGCCGCCGACAAGACCAACCATCGTCCCGAATGGACCTCCGCTGAGAAAACCTGCTCCGCCGCCGACAGCATGGGTGAGGAATTTGCTAAGGAGCGAATCCTTCATGCTATGGGCGTTTATTGCTGCCTGATCTTGGGCCGTGTTCGACCCGCCTGGCAGCTTTGACGACGCGATAGAGCGATTGGCTCGTTTGAGATCCTGAGCTATTGCTCTCATCGAGCCAAGTTCCTCGTCATTGAAAACCTGACGCAATGCCGTGTAGTTCTTGCCGAGGAATGACTGAAAGGCATCTGACTTGATGAGGTTTCGTCCAGAAGTAGCCGCTTCCGTATTCGATATCAGCTTGCTTTCCATATGCTCGACAATGGATTTGCGAAGGCCAGCCATCGCATCCGGGTTCTTTGCGGCCTCTTGGGCGAGTGCTTTCATTTGCTGGACGCTGTCATTGCGGCCAAACATCGAGCCCACCGTACGGACAACGTCAGCCGGGTCATCCACCTTCATAACCTTCCCAACGGCTCCTTTTTGATAGGCGTCGAGAATATCCTTCCGCTGGGCTGCCACAGCAGCAAGATTGTCCGAAGCTTTGGCAGCATTCATGAAACGAGCCTGAACGTCCGGAAGAGCTCTGAGTGCGCCAGAATGGCTATTCTGCCACGCCTCGAACTTTTTCGGATCAAGGGTGCCATCTGGACGAGCTGCTGTTTTACGAAGACTGTCGGCCGCATAGTCAGATAGAAGCTTATCAGCTTGGTCCTTACCGACGAGGCTGCGTAGATCCTCTACGGAAGAAAACCCTTTGTCGCCGGTCGCGAAATATCGCTCGGGCAGTACGCCGGAAGCAGTTTGTGGATTGAAATGTTCAAATTGCTGCAATCCTTGCGCGGCGTGTGCAGCGCTTTCGAATCTTGCGATCGATCCTGGGGAAGATTCTTCCAACGCCTGAAGAGCCGGTCCATGCTGGTTACGCCATTGATTGAATATCCTTGGCGTAATAATGCCATCGGCCGCTTTATCCCGAAGAGATGCGGCAGCCATATTGCGGATAGACCCAACTGCTTCGGGGCTATTTGCCGCGGCGCGGAGCGTTGAGCGAACGGTATCAGCCCCTGCATTCCCCGGCTTCCAAATCGAGGATGTGACGCCGGCGGATGGCATCGTGAACGGCTGCGTATTGCCAGCACGTTGCATTATCTGGGAAATAGGCTTCGCGCCGAAGTTCTGCTTGCGCTCCGCTGTGGCGGCACTGGCCGCCTTCAGCCGTTGGGCTGCTTCGTCGTTAAGTAGTGGCCCTTGAGCTCCCGAATCTTGCGCAGTTCCGGAAGACGGCCCTCCGTTACCGCTTCCTTCTCCCATTTCGCCAGGAGGTACATCCTGTCGTCCAGAGAAAGAGCTTCCAGATTCCGGGTTATTCGCACCCACGCTTCCTGTTCCGGCTCGTTTTGCACGCATGAACTCCTGAGATTCGCGCTCCAGCCGTTGCATCATGGTTTCGTGCGGCTGCATTGCTCCCGTAGCGACCGCTTGCTGTTCTTGAGCGGACTTCTGAGCAACGGCATCAGATATAGAGTCCTCGATTGCTCCCCGCAACTGCGAGAGGCGTCCATAGGCCGGCTGATTTGGAGAAAGTGGTGAACGAGCGTCACGCATGGCCTGAGAAACCGCGCTTCGAAGGGTGATGAGGCGCTGGAAAGGCAAGACCTGACCGTAATCCGAAATCACGTTTGAAATCTGGCTTTCGATTGGTGCCATCCCGAGTTTCCCCTCGGGGCCGATATCACCATAGATACGTGCCGCAGCCTGCTTGATTGGCGAAGCTACAGTTTGAAGGTTTCCTTCAGGATCGACAGCCTTCCAGAGTTGGCCCTCCCGTGCCTTCATCGTATCAAGCTGGGTTTGCAGCGCTGTACGGGCCTGCTCGCCCAAAACGTCAGGAGCGCCGCCCCCTATACCCTGTGCTGCGGTGCGAGCCGTATTTTGTGCAGCCTCGATCTGAGGATTTACAAGACCCTTGATATCCTCTCCATAGGCCTCTGGCGTGCGGCCACCTCCAAGAGATGAAGCCTCGCTCTGCGCCCAATTCTGGGCAAAGTCATGGGCCATGTCGGTATCGTTGTCGATCTGCTTTAGCTGGTCGCGGAAAAAGCTGCTCACGGCCTCTGGGTGACCATCGGACTGGATATTCGATAGAGCGTCCAGGCGAGCGGCGTTTTGCGTTCCACGAAGCTCCTGAAAGGCCGCGGGGTTCTGCGTAGCGACTGAGCGTTCCAATGTTCCTAGACCGGGGTCTCCCGTCATCTGGAATGTGGTGGGATTGGATCCCGGCACGATATTCTTCTGAGCGGAACCTATGGCATTGATCGCCTCGTCCGGATTGCTCGCGGCATCACGCAGTGCCGTGCCGGCCATACGCTGCTGACCGGATTCAGTAAGAGGTGCTGCGTAATCGGCTGCGGCTCGGGCCCCGGAACCGACGGCTTTCGGTATAGCCGCCAGCCCTTCGCCGACCATGCCGCCCCCGAAACCACCGACAAGTGATGCCAAAGGCTTATACTTATCCGGAACAGCTTCCGCCGCAGCCTGCCCGCTAACTCCAGATAGGCCGCCGACGGTAGCGGCTCGGCCGACACCGCTAAGCCCACCAAGACGACCGGCCATGCCTTCAGGAACCAGCATCAATGCCGCCCCCTCGCCGCCCATGCGAGCGATGCGCTCTTGCGGGCTCTGCGGCTCTGGGATCGTAATATTGGCCTTGTCGAGCGCTGCTGTCCCCACGTCGCGCATGGCATTCCCGCTGCTGGGGAGATACGGATCGGCCTGAGGAGAATCGCCACCGACGAGACCCAGACTGCGCCCTAGTGCCATGATGGAGTTCTCGCCTGTTGCCGGGTTGGCGAACGTAAAGGTGTCATGAAGACCCTTTTCCATCAGATCGCTCGTCCCGGCGATAGCGTTCGGAATCCCGGTCAACAGGCCGATCCCGGCTTGCTTTGCGAGGCCTCCGATAGTGGTTTTAGGCGCAGGAGCGTCCGTATTCTGCTCCTGCGCGCTCACTGCATCGAATTGGTCAAACGGGTTCGACGTGCTTGACGATGCCTGTGGCGTAGCCGCTACAGGTGCAGCATCCGGCGTCGGACCCGCGTCAAACTGATCGAAAGCGTTGGCCACTATTGTTTCGCTCCTGCGAGAACATATTGCGAGACGGAATGCCCCAACCCGTATTTGGCGTCAAAATCCGGCGCGAATTCAGGATGATCGCGGAGATAGCTGATAGCCGGAGTTGGGACATAGCTTGCGAGAGCATAAAGCTCTGGCGGGTTTACCCTGTTGAAATAGTCATCGGCGCCCTTGATGCTGCCGCCAGTCTTGGCAGACCAATCTTGCAGGAAGTTGTAATAATCCATTTTCCGCTGATTGGCCGCCTCAATGCCGGCAATGACACGACGGGCACCTTCAGGTGAGTTGTAACCACCGGGGACGGCGGAAACAGCCTGATCGACCACCGTCGCAGCCTCTCTCGATCCCAGCGTCTTGCTGAGATCGAAGCCAAGCCTTGTCGTCAGTTTGTTCAGATCTTCGCCGGCGGCCACGGCCCTTTCATCGATCGGAGGTTCAACCCCCAGACCTTGAAACGCTGTGTTGATCGACTTGGCCCATTGAACGCGGGACTGAAAACCGGTTCCTGGCGTCGTCCACGCCGAGTTCGGAATGGTTGCCAGATCGTGCTTCATCTCGGACAATTGCGTCTGGGCACTCTGGGCACCCTGATATTCGCCGCGAGCCTCATTGAGAGCACCAGTCGTCTCATTGGCTACGATCTGCTGACCTGTCGGAGAGAAGTTACGCCCATCGACTGGAATTCGTGCCGGAGCCGCCGATTGGAATATGGACGGCGGCTGCGCTTGCGCTGGAGCGGCGACCGGAGCTATCGGGGCAGCGGTCACCGGGGCCTTGTTAGAAGGCTGCCCTTGAGGCGCCGCGGTGGGTTGCTGTGATGCCGGTGGACTAGATGCCCCAGAGGCAACATTCGCTCCAACGGCTTCGTTGCTGCCAATGCCGGCGGGTGGACCGTTCTTCTGGATATCGTCCCACGTCGTCAATCTCGGCGGCGCTGTCGGATCCGTCATATCGCGAACGATGATGCCCGCTGGCGTGACCGTCTGCTGATAGCGGCCAGTCTGGGTTTCCAGATTGGTTTTCCCGGTCTGGGCAGTCTGAAGGCCGATTTCGGAAGCGGCCTTCTTCGCTTCGAGAGCGAGTTGCTGCCCTGCGAGATCGACACGCTTACCTTCCAGACCGAGTTGCCCGGATCGAGTGGCAATTTCCGACTGAGCCTGTGCGTTCTCTCGGTTGAGCTGCTGCTTCGCCATGTAGGATTCGACACCCTTGAGACCGCCGGTACCGACGTTGGTGGCAAAGTTTGGGCTCGTTCCCGACATCATCCCAAGACCGGCCGAAAGGAGAGCCATGCGTTGATCGCCGGTTAGCCCTAAGCCCTGACCGCCAAACAGTTTACCGAGGAATCCGGGAGACGGTGTATCATTGGCGAACGAGACGCCCTTGCTGCTGGCCGGCGCCGAAGTTGCCCCCTGCGAAGACGGAACTACTCCCGATGGAGACGAAGCGTCTCCAGAGTCAGTGGGTTGATATCCCGATGATGTCGCCGGCATGCCGTTGAACTTATTCGTCCACATGTTGGCGAACTGCTGTGCCGTCATATTGGCGCTGCCACCGTTTCCGACAACAGCCTGACGACCAACAATGTCCGTTGCTGGTGAATCCGGATGGCTGATCAGGTTCAGAGCTCCAGCCGCGCCCTGTTGGTGGGCAAGATAGAGCTCACCAGCGGTAGGCTCTCGGCCAAGACCATGCGCAAGGAATTTCTGGTTGTCGACCGCCAGACGAGCGGCGGCATCGGCAGATGCCAGCGGATCAAATGGGTTTTTCAGTCCATATTGTCCAGCCGTCGCATTGGTGAACTGAAATTCACCGCGGGAGATACCGTTGTTGGCATTTGGATTGAACGAGCTTTCGATATAGGCCGTACGATTGAGGTAACCTGCCGGCAGCCCATAATTGTCGTTGATCTTGTCGAAACTCGGCGTCATTTGCGGCGCGTTGCCGACGTTGTACTGGCGAGGAGTGGCCGACTGCGTAGGCGCGGTCTGAGGATGAGGGACAACGCCAGCAACAGGCTCGTCCTTAACAGGCACAGGAGGTGGGAGCGCCGGGGCAACGCCGCTTGGCTGCTGAACCGGCTGTGGCATGCCAGCATTGGCGGCCGGGGCATCATTGCTCGGTGCTACACCGGGAGCGGCCTCCCCAATGGCAGGCGGCCTATCTGCTGGGACAACGCCCCCACTAGCGGGAACGTCCTGCGCCACAGGCACCGGTGCAGGCGCAGGCGCAGCACGAGCGCCATTCAGAAGCGCCGCAAGCTGGGACGGAGAAACCGTCGATGGATCAAACGGAACCTCTGTCGGTTCTGGGGCGGCAACAACACGCGGGTCGACATATCCCCCGTCGTCATATCCACGTCGCGCCACGCCGCCGTCAGCGAAGCCAAAGAAACTGCCGAGGGACGAAAGAACTCCCGGATTAGGAGCTATGGAGGTAGGCGACACATCAGGGCGCGGCGTCGGCATGGGGCCGCTTTCCGGCAGCGATGGGTTCGGTACCGAGGACTGACCCATTCCAGCAAGAATTCCATTCGGATATTTCTGCTGAACGCTCTTCTGCATGGCATTCATGCCCTGCTGGAGCATCTGCTGGCCCTGGTTCTGCTGCTGCCCACCTTGGGGAGCCTGCGGGAGCGTCGAGCGGCCCGGAGCGATTCCAGCTGTCGCGACCTGCGGGACATAGCCGCCATTGTCGTTTGCGGCACCGGGGTTGTTGTTGTTGGCACCCGTGATGCCGGATGCGCCAGAATATGGGATGATACCACCCTGAGCGCGGCGCGGCCGATCATCTTCACTGACAACGCCGCCCTTGTTGAATAGGGACGCGAGACCGAGAACGCCACCCAGTACAGCGCTGCCCGTGTTGCCAGAGGGCTGCGTAGACGTGGTTGTGCCACCACTACCAGAGCCGAGACCCTCTACGATGTTGGCGAGCCACGACGTGGTTTCGAACGGGTAGGACTTTTGATTCTGGTACTGCTGGTAATTCCACTGTTGCTGCTGAGTGCCAGCTCCAACTTGAGCGGCGGCCTGCGCAAGGTTGGTCTGCATCGCGGTCTGGCCGAGATTGGTATATCCCGACGCGGCCTGCAGGGCAGCATTCTTGTCCGACTGCGCGGCACCCAAGGCGGTATTGTAGCCGGTGTTGTAAAGGTTCGCGATCGTGGACTGGTTGGCAAGGTTTTGCTGGCGAGCAAGTTCCGCCTGCGCAACGCCGACACGATTGCCACCGAGCGCGCCTTGAGCCGCAGCATTTCCGAGAACGCCTTGCTGCTGCTCGGCATTCTGCTCGTTCATATTTGCCATTGTCGACTGAACGACATTGCTCAAATATGGGCTCATATACTGGCCCACGCTGGCAGACGTGGGAGTAGCCGTCGAGTTTAGCGCGTTGGATGCCGAATTGAACGAACCATCCCCAGATCCGGCAAGATTGGCAATATTATTGAAGCCGGTAACTTGGTTCTGCTCGAAACCAGACCCGTTTACGCCTCCGGAATACGGCTGATAGGCCGTCTGGGAGATCGGCGTTGCCTGATTGATGAGGCCCTGATAGGCCTCCATAATCTGCGGAGGCAGCTCAGTCTTGGTAGTCGAAGTTGAACTTTTGCCGCCCATTATCGTTCCTTACTTATCCCAAGCACACGAGCCGACTGCTTCTCTGTTCCAGACAAAGAAGGCACCCGCTTTTTCAAGCTGCTTTTCGTAAAGCCTAATTTTCGCTTCAGTGCGGTGGTTGCTGACAATGCCGACCATCAACGGGATGCCTAGCTTTTCAGCGCCATCTTTTGCCCAATTGAGCAATTGTTTCGCATAGTCAGAGCGGCGATGATCTGGATGGACGAAATTCCACGCCTCGTTCAGATACCAAGTGTCGCTGTAATACGGCTGCTCAATCCCGACATAGATGCTGGCGACTGGATCGCCCACAGGGCCAATGACCCCCATCATTGAACCTTCGCCATTGAAGGCCCGCTTCATGTAGTCCCTGACCTTTTTCTCCGACAACGGGAAAAGCCCATTCTCGTCGTGGAGCATGCTGATCATCGCAACGATTTTATCCTCGTCGGCCGGGACCGCGAGGCGAACAGATTCGGACATGTATGGTTTTCTCAACGGTGGGGGGACGGGAGTTTTTTCAACGTCTTGATTGTCTGTTTTCGGGTATGCAGCACGAAATGCTCGAGAATCTTATGTCCTCGCTTCAGATCGCCGCCCCCAAGGCTGGCAATGACGTCAGGGGGCACAACATACTCGCCGCCCGCTGCCATGATTGGTACGGCCCCGCCGTCCTTGCGATGAATGGCCTGAGGAGCCGATGCGCCTGGCAGATTGAACATGTGGTCAAGGATTTTATGACCGTTCTCTGAATTGCCTTCTCCGATGCCTGAGACCACATCGGCCGGGATCACAAAGCTCTCGGCTGGGACATCGATCGGAAGATGGTCAGTGCGCCCGGCAACATGTGATTTCAGCGCGCCAATGGTGGGAGCTGGGCGCGTGTATGGCGTCTCTGCGAGCCTCATGGCGGCTCCCACAGCGTCATTTCCACTTCCTGGGGCAGCGGCCTTAGTCATAGTAGGCGATCTTCACAGCGGAGCCATTGGGAAGCGAGACGACGATATAGCCGACCACTTGCGCCGGCGGCGTGATTGCGCCCCCAGTCGCCGTCGTGGTGGTGCCCCCAATCTGCGGAAACGTGTTCGAAAACACCTGCCGGATTCCATTGAGAGCCTGAACGCCGTTTTGGATTGCCGAGAGGATATTAAATCCTTGGCCGTTATCACCGACTGCCATCCGTGTTGTCCTTGTATTAAAGTCTTGATTTCGCTAGAAACAGCGAACCCGCCGAGCGTTGACGCGCTGCGACGGGTTCTAACCAAGGAAGCATGGAGCGCTCCACATGGCTACCACCCGTTTATGCTCGATTCCCGATTGCGACAAGACAATCTACGCTAAGGCATTGTGCCGTTCCCATTATGAACGGCAGCGCGTACATGGCGACCCCATGAAAGGCAGACCTGGAACGTCCAAAGGAGCCGCTATCCGATTTATTCGCGTTGTCGCGCTCTCCTATGAAGGAGAGAAATGTCTAATCTGGCCGTACTCAAAAGATAGAAATGGGTATGGTCAGATCCGCATTGATGGACAACTTCTTTTCGTTCATCGCCTTGTTTGTGAAGCTGTTAGCGGTGTCGCTCCAACACCTATGCATGAGGCGTGCCATTCCTGCGCCAATGGCAATCTTGGATGCGTCACCAAGGGGCACCTATCATGGAAGACACATGCAGAAAATATGCATGACATGATCGCGCACGGGACCATTAGCCGGGGAACTCATCGCCCATTTGCTAAACTCACTGAGACGGAAGTACGAGAGATTAGGTCTTTGCAAAATAAAATTACTCAGGAGAAGCTTGCCCAACGCTTTGGTGTCTCTCGATCTCGGATAAGTGCCATACAAATTAGAACTAGTTGGGCATGGGTTGATTAACCTTAGTCACCGCTTGCCATCTGGGGCAAGCCGAAGGCGAAAGCCGCCCATACGCCAAAAACCGCCCACCCCAGCCCCGGCGATTGTGAAGCCGATTTCACGAGCCCTGATACGCGGATTTTTAAAGTTTGTGCTGCTGGTGACCGAATAAGGCCCCTTGGTTTTTACCGGCGCGTTAGGGTAGTCGGTGAACTGAAGGGTTACATTGAGTTGCGCATCCTGAGGCGCGTTGAACTTCCCATATTTGAAGTCTGGAATGAGCCAGTCTACAAACATCAATTCCTCCCCTTGCGCGATCTGTGCAAGGCCAGTTGTAAAGAATTCCCCCATCGGCAAACCGTCCGCATCATTCGCGATCTCATGCTGATAGACAAACCCCGTTGAACTTGCACCGATCGGTTGACCGAGGACGGATTGATCAATCCATGCCGTGCGGTCAAGTCGCCCGCAATCCCAGCACTGTAAAATGAAATTATATTTCACATAGGAATCGACTTCCCCGGTCCCGCTAGATGCAGACGGGAAATACCAAGCCACCTCGCCAAAACCATTATTCGGGGCAACATGGATTTTATCGAGATTGTTCGTGTCCAGATCCTGAAACACAAAGTCCCAGACCGAACAGACGATAGGCTGGACCCCGGAACCGGCATAAACGTAAAACTGGTTGTTCCCCATCCAGTATACGGACGAGTTGACAACGCAAGCGGCGTGGCGTGCGATCAAGCCGCACTCTCTGGCAAGCTTTGTGAAGCCGAACACCAAGGGTGGCTGAACATATTGCATCGCCCACACTTCGATATCGGTCCAGATGAACCCGAACTGCGGCCCTTGAAGCCCTCCCACAATCTTCGAACCGGTCGGTATCCGATAACCGCCGGCTTGAGTAAGCGCCGTGACCGTCCAATTCGTATAATCGCCAGAGTCGGACCAATTGATCAGAAGTGGGTCTTGAACGCCATTAATTGACGATCCCCACGCAACCAAAATTTGATAGGGATCGGAAACAAAAATCCCCCCATTGATCTCGGGTGCTCCGACAATTTTTGTTGCGACGAAAAATCCGCTTTCTGGTGACCAGTTGTAGATCGGCCCATCCTTCGGACATGCGAGGAGAATTTCTCCCCAATTATCCAGCGTCCAATTCGTCGTCGTGATCGGCGCTCCAGGAGACGGTGCAGGAGCTATGCCTATGCCGTAGGCTCCCAAGCCATATGGGCCGATACCATAGCCGGCAGGTGGAGCAATCGGAGAAACGCCGATGTAGTAGATGAACTCGGCATTCCCGCCGTTCATGGTTGCTGTAGCACTGCTCGTCGCCAGAAAAATATCGTTGATGGTGAATGTATTGGCATCGACGACGGTCTGCACCAGATATGAGCCTTGCACAGTGATCCCGCCAACAGCAGTCGGAGTGGGGACGGCAAAGCTAGAACCTAAAGAATATCCATGATTCGCCAGGACGACAGTGACCGCAGGCGAGCCGATAATCGTCGTGAATGTGGGCAACGTGCCAGCATGAGAAACTGTTCCCGTCGCGTTCTGAGCCGCGGTGATCTCGTAACTGTGCGTGCCAGTAACTGCCGTGATCGCGTAGGAGCCCTGAAGGACTATGCCGCCGATTGCTATGGGAGTAACGAGGTAGACCGAATCATAGATCGAAACAGTGATGTTGGGGTCGTTGACCGTCACGATATTGCTGCCCGAGGTAGTCGAAAAATCAGGCGCGGTATTACTGGTAAATGTTCGCGGGGTGATGTCCAGCAAGGTACCATCAGTGATGACATCCAATGAGGATTCGGCACCAACTGCGAGATGCAAGTCTGTGTTTAACCCCTCCCAAGCATGTAAGTCGCGCACGGGAGAATTGACGGAGAATGGATAGAATTTCTGCCATCCACCAAGTTTCTCGACAAGAACGATGTCGCCGGCAGCCTTAAAGCGGATGAGCTGGGACGTTTGAATCGTCGCAGCATTCAGCGTCGGTGTTTTTTCGACATTAACACCGGGCGCGAGCGTGATTGTCTGTAAGGGCATTGATTATCCCCGCGGCGGCTGCGCAAGAGGCGTCGGGGAGAACGCCGTCCACGAATCGGACCACGATTTTTTGCGAAGTTCCTCCATATTGGCAGAGGCCTTCAGGGTGCTGTATTGCGTTTCCCAAGACATGCCCATCTGCGGATCGCTGGCTTGGGCGCCAAAATTCCTCATATACCCTGAGGCGAAGACCATAGAGGCCGCCAGAAACAGGTCGTAAAGATAGGTCGTCAGGAATGTGGTCGGATTTGATACCGACAAAGGAGCGGGTCGAAGCGTGCCGTAGGCCTCGATAGTGTAAAAATTATCTGGAGATGGCCCGAAAATAACGCTCCATTGGTCAACCATCGCATACATCTGCGGCAGACCTGTCGTGTTCGGGTTCCCCCACAGTGCGTAAATCACTTCCTTCGAAGTCGGAACGAGTGGGTTCCTCGCAGCAATAGCCGGGTCCGTTGCAAACGGGGTGAGGATATTGATCCCCTGTACTGTAACGAAGGTGTTCGGCAATGTCGCGTTAGGATTCGCCGTGGTCAGAGAAACGCTGGTGTCTCTAAATATGGTCGAGATCAGGTCGAGTTCTCGATAAATCCGCATTTCGGCATAATTGATGATAGCCGGCAGGATCACGGGAAAATCCGCGTCAGTCGCATCCATAACGATCATGTTCTCAAGCTGAGCAACATAGGTAGGATAATCGACCATCAGTTTGTCACCAGATCCAGGCCATCGTTCGTCTCGAACTGCAGACCATCGTTCGTGTAAAGGAACGTGTTTTCATCAATGTAGAAATATTCTGGCCGGGGATTGCGGATCGGCAACGGATCGGGTGGCAGGATGCGCGCCTTGAGCTGCTCTTGTGGAACATCTAGGCAACGATCACAGACCAATAGCCGAAGGTTCTGGAGCTTCACCCCACTCCACTGAGATTGCCATTGTAGCTCGACATGCGAGTGCCAAATTCCGCACCTGTCGCACACGGCAAATGCCTGCGGCCGGCTAGGGTTGACCTTTGCTCGGCCTCGAAATCTCCAAGCCATCCTATGCCGCCTCACTTACGTGTTCGAAGGAATAACCGGCACCCGATTTCTTGCCGGGAACGCAAATTAGGGCATAAATCGAACTACGCTTCAGTTTAAAAGCTTTTCCTGCCGCATCCGCATGAGGGAATATTTCACCGGTTTCCACACAACGGATCTGCTTAAGCTTCACCTTGTCTGCGGCTTCGCGAGTAATTTGCGATATTCCTCGTAGTTTTGCAGCCGCTTTCATTCGCTCAATTGTTGCTGGCGGATGGCGTCGAGCTTTCAGTTTTTCTACCCGAGAGCGTCTTCCGGCTTCGATCATCTCAGGATCCGGAGAGCGCACGATAACTTCTTCCGCATCCTCAAACCTAAAACGAAGTCCCTCTCTCGTCGCACCACCGTGACGGCATATCTGCGAAACTCGCATGATGCTTAGGCCGAGTGTGCGAGATGCCTCCGCGCCACTCGGAAAAACTTCTCCGCTATTGATGCATACAACGGGACGCCCTTTAAGTTCTCCACCACCAGTGCGGCCGCCAGGCGCGATATTGTACGCTGGTTTAAGAGTCGCGATTAGCAATCTCTCTTTGGATTCTGCATCTTCTCGCAAAAGATCCTTGTGAAGAATTTCCCACGAAAAGGCGTCTTTCCCATATTTACGAATAGCTGCGTGAAATGCGGGGCAGCCCCCACGCTTTTTGCTATCACTGATATGTTCTTTTACTCTGTCTTTAAGCTGACGAGCTGTAATCCCAATATAAAACTTACGGTTTATTGTATTTGTGGCTTTATAAACCAGCATCGAAGTCATCGGGTAAAATAGCCCCCGGTACTTACGCTGAGATACAAATCCACATTTTCTGTGTCCTGCTCCTGCGCGTTCTGAAGCGCCATCTGCGCCTTGGCTTCGAGGCGCATGACTTGCTCGGGCGCGTAGCTGTGAGCGAGACGGGATGCTAGGCCCCACGCAAAGGCTCCGAACCATCTGTTCGGGAGATCGAGCGTCTCACCGCCCTGAAGATTGGCATCGAAGATCTGCGCCACACGGTAGTAGCGGAGCAAATACGGCCCATTGCCATCAGGGACTTGCCAGAGCGTGATCGACGGCGATAGCAGGCGGTCGAACCAGAAACTGGTCACGCGCCCTTGCATGTCCTTATTGGGCATTGAGGCGTATTCGGTACGAGACAAAGGCCATATGATCGTATCGATCGGATTGCCATTGCCGTCATTCACACGCCAATAGATATCGAGAACCATGATTGTGGAGGGATCGACGGGATAGACTGCTTGTCCTTGGACAAGCGGGACCTCGACCAGATCGACCTTCCACAGATTGGGAGTATCGTTGTTCCACTCGGCAAGCATGAGGTTCATCGCCATGCGGGCATCGACCAAATGCTCTTGCGCGATCGCAGCGCGGCGAATACCGCACAACCCATAGCAATAGAGAACAAACTCCGAAATGGCCGGGTTGAAGCTCGTGGTGCCGCTGCTGGTCATCTGCTTAGCTCAAAACTATGGCAGTCACAGCGCCGCCGGAGACCGTAAGCGTGGCCTTGGACGTGTATGTGCCCGTTACGGGGATGGTAAGCTGCTGGCTATTGGTGACAAGCGCTTTCGTAGGATCCAGGGAAATCCCTACGCTTTGCAGACCACCAGACGAGACATTGACCGTCGCGAAATCTGTGGACGCGCTGACCGAAACAGTCCCGAGGCTCGTCGTAAAGCCATTGGAAATTAAAGTGTCCGTTTGGGCGGCTAGAGCAATCCAGTTAATAAAGCCGCCCGTGATCGCCGCATTGCCATTGAGAGCACCGCCGCCGCCGTTATTGGCCACTTTGACCGACATGCCATTGGTGACGAGCGCCGCTGTGCCCGGGACTCCTACATAGGAGAGCTGCCCTGTTGCACCAACGATCGTGGCCGTGCAGCTAACGGATGTTCCGTCAGCGTCCTGAACGGAAACGGCACCAGCCTGGTTCGTAACGACAGTGCTGCCGTTCGGGAGCTTGGCGGACTGCATGCTGCCGCCACTCACGCTCAGAGTGACTGTACCAAATTGGACGGAACCATCCGGTCCTGTCAGCGCCTTGGACTGGCCATCGGTCACCACCGCACCATTTGCGGGAACTACCGTGCCGGGCACAAAGGAAATTCCACCCGGGCCCGAAAGACCGTTTGCCGAGATAACGCCAGTCATGGAGTGACCCTCAGTTGATCGAGAACGATTGGCGTATCTTCAGCTCAAGACTACCGCCTGTCAGCGTTGCAACATTCAGACGAACAGCGGAGATCGGAAACAGGTAATTCCCCGTGATGGTCGCGCTGGAGCCAACGGGGAACTGAGGGTCAGTCGTCCACCGGACGTTTGGGTTGGCCGAGTTGTCCTGCAGCATCAACTCGTCAAGCGTGTATTCAACGCTGTATGTCGCGGTGACGCCGCCAGCGACATATACCTGAATAGCTACATTGAACGGCGCGATCGACGGATCGAGATTGCAAGCCGTGCTCGTACCTGTCGCGGATATGCTAACGAACTTGGAAAGCGGAGATGGCATTAGCCTACCCTCATATGAAGAGAAAAGGCAGAGGCCGGAGCCCCTGCCCCTTAATGGAAGGATTTCAGCGTTTCAGCCAAGCGCGCTCGTTTGGCGAGTTTCGGGTTATCCGAATGAACCGCCTTTTCGAGCTTCTTGGCTGGGATCTTCTCGCCCTGCGGAACATGTAGTTCCTTGTGAAGGGCGCCCTTGTGCTCTACGGCTCCAGAGATCCACTTATCCTTGACTTCGCCGCCTTTGGCGTAGTCAGTCACCTTCCTTGTCGTCCCGCTCCGAAACCCGAGCGGCGGACGACAGCGGGCTGGAGTCGGCGCCAACGCGGCCACCGGACTTCCGGCCAGGACGATCAAGGCGCATCTTCGACTTCTTGCCCTCGACTTTTCCCATTTCCTTCTTCTTCTTCACACGGCCGCCGTCCTTGCGTTCATCGGCTTCCTTGCGAACGTTCGAGTCAGCGCCGGCATAGACGTCCTTCGGAGATTCATCCTTCGGGACAACGCCGCCGCTAGCGCGCTTGCAATCCTTACGACCCTTCATGGCGTGTCTCCTGCCTGGGGCTGTTGAACATAGAGAACGGTGACAACGCCCGCGCCGGCAGTGGTCGCGCCAACAGGCGTGATCGTGATATAGACGCGGTGATTGGTGCCAACATTCTGCATGGCGGTAAGCTGTGCTCCCGTATAAGCACGGGCGGCACGGCCTGCAGTTTTCGCATCGACGCTACCGAGATACTGAGTCCCGGCAGCGGCGGAGCCGATCGTGAGTGTGGCGGACGTCGCAGAGTCGAAGGCTGTCGTGATGTCCGGAAGGAAGTCCACAAGCTGGCTTCCCTGCGGGACATCGACGAATACCGTGACCGCAGTCGTGCCGTTCTGAGTGAACGGCACAGCCTGCGACATGACGGCAAAGCCTTGGTCAGTATAACCATTGGCGCTACCGTCGATCTTCTGGGTGAAGGTCGAGAGAGGGCCACTTACGGCTGTGGTGGTCATTGTTTCATACCTCCATTAAGCGGTTGGGAATGATCCCCACAGCGCTCTCGGGTCGTTATATCCGAACGAGTACCGCTCGTAGCCCTTCACCAGTAGGTTGTCGGTGGTGAAGTCGACCTGCATGTCCGTTTCGAAGGCAACGCGCTCAAGATAGAGTAGCCCTTCGATATTGGTCAGCAGGAACCACGCGAAGTTGCTGGTCAAGAATTCCGAGACGACATAGCCTTCACGAAGACCGCCCGAGGTGGACAGGATCGCGTTGACATCGTTGTCGGCGGTGCCCGGGCGAAGTTCCGTCTTGGTGAGGCGGATAGCGACCGGTTCCAGAGCGTTCGGGACGACGAGCTTGCGGGCACGGGCGAAGGTCTTCAGGCCGGCGTTATCAACGAAGGTCACCGGAATGGTGGTCATCGCATTGAGAAGCGATGCTTCGTTGAGATCGACTTGAACCGATGGCGTGTTGGCGAACGTGCTGCCATCGATCGGATGCGCAGTGGAGCAGAGAGCCACACCATCGCCGGAGATCGCCGGGTTATAGACGTTTGCCGTGTTGAAGACGTTCCAGCCGTAGATTTCCTTGGTCTGCGCAAAAGATTGCATCAGGCCGAGGTTGGAAGGCTGAAACTGTGCCTTGTAGAGATTGTCGTCGATGGCTTTGCGCGTGATCGCATAACCGAGAGCAATTTCATTGTGCTCCTGGTTATAGACGTAGCGTTCGCCGGCCTGGTTGTCGAAGGCAGTTTGTCCGCCTTCGGTCTTGAGCTTTGCTAGGCCCAGATAGCGCATGGAAACAGTGCGTTCCAGCGCCATGTTGGACTTGCCCTTGCTGAACACGTTCGGCCAGCGGGCGGGGATCTGATCGTACTTGCCGGTAACGCCACGGAGACCGGGGAGGAGGAGATCGCGGATTTGTGCGAGATTGATAGCCATATCCTAAGCTCCCCTTACACGATGCCGGTGAGCGACTTGGTGTCGACGTTGTTGAAGCCAACGACGATCCAGTTGCCGTTCGATGCGGAATCGGTTCCAGGCGCGCCCGGAGGATTGGTGACGAGGCCGATGATGCGGAACGGCAGCGTTGCGGTGACCGCAATCGATGCTTGGTTCGCATAGGCACCCGAGCGGCCGGTCAGTGCATTGCCGGTACCGATGGCGAAATTGATGTTCGCATCGATATCCGCAGCCGTGACCGCAGTGCCGGCGTTACCGGACTGGACCTCGAACTGCGCATTTGGATCGTTGATGATGAATGCTTCAACGGTCGTGTTGGCGAGCGCAGAACCAGAGCCGGGCCAGTATTCCGACCAAACAACGCGGTTGAGCGCGGCCGAAACATATTTGCAGCCGACGAAGATGCCGGCGATCTGGGTAGTACCAGCAACGGACTGAGCGATCGTGCCGTCCGACTGACTGGTGACGGGGTCTCCAGAATAAATGGCACCAGCGGTCAATGCGATCTGACGAGGAACTTGCTCGTAGGTCGGCGAGGAACCGGTGCCGCGTGTCTGGGAGAACCCGAAAGGAGCAAAGGTGTTAGCCATTGCGGTCTCCATTCAGGAAGGAAGAGCATTTCCACCGGCCCGGTAGTTATGTCTCGGATGATGCCGCAGCGGCCCGCCTTGGCAATTTGTGGAGTCGTTTAGCCGTCGATCGGCAGAGACTCGTAAGAGGTGCGGATGGAATTCTTCAAGTTGGGGTGCTCGCGCGGCGCGGTGCCGGCTGGGGCTTCGCCCATCTGCTGTTTCTTGGTCTGGATCACTTCACGAGCGGCGGCGCGATCTTCGGCCTGTGCTTCGCGGGTGAGTTCGATCGGGCGCTCCATGAGCATGAGGCCATCCCGGATGATCGGACCTTTGTGGTCGGGAGAGACCATGTCGGGATGACGCTCTGCATCAACCGGATCCCATCCCTGTTCACGAAGCATCACGTTGTAGGTCGGGTCTTCCTTGCCAAAGACAGAGACCGTCTTCCATTCGTAGCTCATGCCCTCGGGGATGGAGGCCGCATCGACATGGTATTTGTCGGCGAGCTGGCCACCCTTGCGCTTGCGGGAACGGATTGGCTCCGACCGGACACTTGAGCGAATGTCAGAGTCTTCCTTTCGCGGGCGACCTGGCCCGCGGCGTTCAATTTCGGATTCCATGGTGGAGTTCCTTAGTGGGTTGTGTTGCTGTCGCGCTGGATGGCGAGCTTGTTGCGGGCATATTCCGCGTCGGTCATGCCGCAAGCTGCGGCGATCTCACGCTCGGCCGCTGAGAGCCGTACGGTATTCGGCGAGGTGCGCGGGGCATCTGCTGCGCCACCACGGCTGACGGGCGCTGCTGGGGCGGCCTGTTGGCGTTGGCGCGGTTCCGCCACGGGGGCGGCCTGTCGGGCGGAATATCCAAGCTCGCTTTCGAGGAAGCTGAAATATTCCGGGGTATCGAGCGGAATCTTGTTGTAGACCGCGCCGTAGTGAGCCCGTTCCAACTCGGAGCGATTGCTGATCACGTCAGGATGAGCGCGGACCCATCCAGCGGATGCCGGCGACAGAGAGGAGACAAACTGCTCTACCGGGTCAGGCTGAGAACGAGCATCCTCGGCGCGGCGCTCAAGGGCTGCCTTTCCCTCCTTGATGCGCTGGGCGCGGACGGCGATATCGGAAAGCTTCGCCTGCGCCTCGGCAGCGGCGTCGAAGTCACCGACCTCCATAGCCGCCTTGTATTCGGCCTTGGCGTCGGAACGCTCATGCTCGGTATTGGCGATGGCATTCTCGACGGCCAGCATTTCCGCAGAAACGACGGCGGTACGAGTGGCGTCACGTTCACGAGAGACACGGGTCAGCTCATCGGCGCGCTGCTGCGCCAGGCGCTCGGCATCGTCTGCCTTCTTCTGAGCGGCTTCGAACTGAGCTTTCCAGTCTTCATCACCGGTTTTCGGAGCCGGCGCTTCATCGATCGTGATTTCGGCTGCGCCATCGACTGGCTTGTCAACAACGTCATCAAGCGTGATTTCCAGCTCGTCGTTCCTGTTTTCACTGTTAGACATATCGATTCCCTTAATAGATGACGGAAGGATCGGCCACGCGGCCCTTGATATGCACGTCCTCGATCAGGCGGCAGTGGACGCCGTTCACATCGATGGATAAGCCGTCAGAGACACGGTAGATCACCCAATCGCCTTCGTTGACGCTCTGGCCGTGAAAGTCGGTATTGCCTTCGTTCTGGAAGGCCATGGGGCCGGCCTTGAGGACGAGGCCGACCTTGCCCTGCCACCTGTCTTCATCCAGCGTCTTCTCCGTGAGGAAGATGCCGCCAGATGTCTTCTCGGGGCGAATGTAGATGCCGACGAGGATTTGATTGTGCATCACCTCGAACTTCGACAGGTCCTCGATGGACGCGCGGATTTCTTCCGCAGTCGCCTGCGGTTTATTCTTCGACATGGGTTCTCCTGGTTAAGAACGCTGATCGCCCATCTCGCGGACGATTTCAGCAAGAAGGCCTAGGGATGTCTGAAAGCCATTGATCTGGCCGGCTCGATAGCGATAGTCTGCATAATCGGTGGCGATGCCTTGGATAAGGGCGTCCGATCTGTTTTCGATCAGTTCACCGATCTGTTTCCGCGCCGCCTCAAGCAGGCGTACGTCCAGATGCGTGGCGGTCATTGGATTTCCAGTATTGGAGGGGCACTCGCTTGCCTGCTTACGCCGCTAAAATATCCATCATGCGGTAACGGCGCCGCTCTTCACGGACGAACAAAGCCTTGTCCCAGCCGCGAGCGGGGCCAGTCAGGAAAATACCGCACGATATGGTCAGCGCTTGGCTTTGGCGCCGTATTCCTTGATCTTCTCCAGTCGGCCTTCGCCAGAACCAGCGCCGGCCGTCATCTTCGGATAGGAGACGCGTCCGCCATCCTTGCGCATCGGCATTCCCGGACCCGGAGGCATTGGAGCGCCGGGACCAGCTTGAGCCGGCATAGGGGGCGGAGGCGGAGCGCCGGCACCCGGTCCCATCGGAGGAGCCATTGGAGGGCCACTAGCGCCCTTCGGAGAAGCGACGATGACATTGACCGTGGTCTGCGCGCCCTTCTTCTTCGCCTTCCCGACATTCCCGCCGTTGGCGAACTTGCCGGGGCGGTCCATGCGCTCCTTGGCCTTCTTGCCTTCAACCGAACCGCCATCGACACGACCGCCGCGCTTGTAGCCCTTGGCTCGTTCACCAGAAGCCTCGCCCTGCGTTCCGTCCTTGGCCGGCAGGACATGGCCGATGCCTTCGTCTGTGCCGAGATCCGCAGTCGTGATCTTCATGGAGCGCATCTTGTCATCGCGGGATTGATCCGCCTCACGGCGCATTGAGTGAGCCATAATGCTCTCCTGTTACGGTTGCGGGCCGAGAACGCCCATGGATTTCGATGCGTCCTGCACTTCGTTGAGCGCGCTCTCATGCTTGGCAAGATCGCCGAGGAAGTTCAGACCGGCAATGCGCTGCTTGGACTGCAGCTCTTGGGCACTTGCCGCAGACTGCTGCTGGACCAATTGCTGCTTCGCCTGGATTTCCGCCTGATCCTTGGCCGCGTCCTGATCAGCGATCTTGGCCTTGAGCGCCAATTCCTGCTGCTGGTTGGCAGACTTCATCTGCTGGTCTTTGCTCTTCAGGCTTAGTTCGGCCATCTTCGCCATGGCGAGAGGATTGGGTTGCTGTGCCTGTGGGGCGGCAAACAGCGATTCCGCGTCATCGACCCCCATCATGGTCAGGACACGTTCCACGACAGCCTGAGAGTTCAGCATATCAGGATATGCCTTATCGATCTGGACGAGGCCCTGCGCCTTCATGAGGCGGTGCATATGCGTCGGCGTGTTCGGATCAGCAACCGGGACGATCGATGCGTCCTCAAGGGCGGCGATAAACTTGTTCGCGTCCCAATCCATGGTTCCCTTGACGGAACGGATGAAGGACTCAGGGTTTTCGCGGAAGCACTCTTTGAGGAGCTGGAACTCTTCGGCCTGTGCGGCGTGGAGACGCTTGTGGACGGCACCCTCGATCTTGGTGGCCTGTTCGAGCAGAGCAAGCGTCGTGCCGACCGGAGCGTCTTGCTTGCCCTCGCCTATCCCGATTTCTGCTGTACCGCCGACACGCTGGCCCGTCTCCGCGATGCTCTGGATGAACTGCGCGAAGGCTGGTCCGATGTCCTTATAAGGCAGCGGCATGACCATCTGGTTAAGCGGCAGACCGTTCGTATCGAGGCCAACGCCGCCACCAGGGGGAACACGGAATTCATTGGTGTTCTGCCGGCCGGCGATCTTGGAATAGATAAAACCCGGGAAGTTGGCGAACATGCCGGCATCCAACAGCTCACGCCATGCCGCCGTCAGAGCGTTCGTCGTATTGCCGAGGATATGGACAAGCCCGATGTCATAAAAGCCAAGGCCGGGCACGTAGGAGTATTTGACGAAGCAGATCTTGGCGAGCTTGCTGTCGTCTTCCTCGCGCCAGTTGCGACGGACTTCCAGAACACGCCGGCTGTCCTTGTCCATGACAACACGGTAGGGAAGAGCAAGACCGGTCGGTCCTTTTCCGTCCTTGTCCTCAAAGCCTCGGATATCCAACTCGCAATAGCATTCGTAGATCGTGTGATCCCGATCAGCTTCCTGCATGGCGATCTGCGGATCAATGCCTTGGGTGTTGGCGATCTCTTGGTCAACCGCGTTCGGCATCGAGGGGTTTGCCACACCAAGCGCGATATTCCGATAGGCACCGGCCAACTGCATGCGACGAAGCGTCGAGGGCTTCATCATGATCTGGTGGGTGACACGACGGCTGTTGCGCAGATCGGTCGAGGCATCCGAGACGATCAGGTCTTTCGCATCCACCGATTCCGAAACCGGGCGCTGGCGGATCGGGCAGTTGTAGACCTTTTTAAAGCCGCAACCACCAAAGCCGACGTAGAACAGCAGCCGGTCGGTGTCGGGATAGTATTCCGTCGCCGTGGTCGTCAGGTAATAATTCAGGTCTCCCTCAAGGGCCTCGGCCAACTCATCGTTGACGCCGTCTTCCTTGATCTTGTCCGAAACCTTGATCGGGCCGGACGCCGGCAGCAATTCGCCGCGGGCATTCGCCTGGAACCGAAGGACGGCTTCAAGCAATAGCGGGTGGCGAACCGTGGACATGCCATCCAGGGCAGCGGACGAATCAATGCTGCTCTTCGGGTTCTCCATCTTGAGCCCGAGCAAGCGAATTCCCTGCGCTCTGGTCTCAAGCCAATCGGTGCGAGACTGTTCGTCCTGCTGGATACCGAGGAGCAATTCTTCCGATATGCGAGATAGCTCGCTGTCATCGATATATTCGGCAAGGTTGGCGTTGTGATCTTTGGCACCAGCCGCCTTGTTCTCGTCCATCGGCGGCTCGAAGTCGACGACAACACCCCCGTCATCCGTCTCGATGATCGCAGCGCCGGTCTCAGGATCGATCGTAACTCCGTCTACTGGACCCTGAGCGTCGATATCTACATCCACGTCACCGAACGACTGGGATTGATCCTGTGGCGCTTCTCGTAGAGCAGAGGGCGCAAGTAGGCCCATCGGCATGGCGACTGCGCCATCCGGCTGATCTCTCTTCTTGCGGGCCATTAATTACCTATGTCTCTCGGATACGAGGGAGCGCACGGCTTCTTCCGTCCCAGCGGTTGCGACACACTGGAAACCGATGAACGCACCCCACTTGCCCGGCTCTATCTCGCGGTAGGTGAAGCGGCGGACGAACGGGACGAGCATTATTTATGGACTGCGCTCAGAGCCGCTTCGGCTTCTTGGGTGAAGAAGGTCCACAAAGGTCTGATTTGTGAGGCATTCGGCATGATCGAAAGACCAGCACCGGCCGACATCAAAGCGCCATGGAACGCTCCAGCGTCCGGATCAAAGCCCATGCGCACCACCATAGCCCGAGCCGCCTTCTCGATGTCCGAGACTGACGGCTGCGCCTCAATGCCTTCATGCGCTGCCGCGATGATGCTTTCAGAGATCGTTGCCAATTGAGGCTCCTTTGGCGGCGCAGGAATGCGTGGGGTGAACCTATAATCAAGGTGTGGCATGGCCATCAGAATTTCCTTGGTTAGACTGGATAAAGAGGTTTGCTGTTCACCGGCCCCATCAGATCGCCCTCCATCTCAGCGGCCATTTCCGATCCGTGGATGAGCAAGCCAGCATCGCGAAGATGCTTCAGACCCTGTATGACGCTGTCGACCAAATCATCGTGAGGAGCGCGAGGAAATGAAGCCATTTCCGTCATGACCATGTCGGCCCAATCGCGATCAGGCGCGTAGATCATCTCGGCCGAGAACAAATGCTGGATGGCATAGGCTCTGGCAGTCTTGTCGCCGCCCTTAGGGTCAACGAGTTGTACGCCATAGCCTTCGGCCGCATGAAGCCTGCGAAGCTCTTGTGAGACCGAAATCCCCGATGCCTTATTTTCGATCAGAAGCCTGTCAACCTTGAACCGTCGGCATGTAAGCGATGTGCGCTCAACAAGCTCATGGATTGCGAGGCGATCTCGCCAGGCGTTCATCAAGATTGCCTTGGGCATCCCGTATCGATCGTTGAAGCAGCCCCATATTGTGAGGGCTGAGTAATCGTTCTCCGTCTTTTCGGTGTAAGCTGTGTCGAGCGATGCGACCACATATTCACATGGCGGGAACTTCTTGAACTGCGGGTCGTGCGGATCGTTAGGGTTTCCCCAGAGCTGCCACCATTCTCGCTGGAAGATACCGCCGCCGCGAGGTGTCGGAGCCTGCTGATACTGTCCTGCATAGCCATAAGGCCCGAGCAAGTCTTTGAGCGCCGCCGTGACCTTTGGAGAGAAACGCTCTGGCCAAGCCAGCTCGCCGTCCTCATCACGCGGATCCGTCCAGCCTATTGATGTATGATATCGCCGCCCGTCCCATTCCATCGGGATCATCAGGTGCTCGTAATCCTGAGCGCTGTCGATAATCGTACCGGAAACGTCAGCCTCATGCACTCGCTGCATGATTACGACGATGGCTGACTTCTCCATGTCGTTCAGGCGGTTCGACATACCTTCGCGGAACCAGCGAACTGTTTCCTGACGAACCTTGTCTGATTCCGATTCCTTAACGTTGTGAGGATCGTCGAGGACGACCCGATCGCCGCGCTCACCTGTGCCAACGCCACCGACCGATGAAGCAAGCTTCCAGCCGGTCTTGTCGTTGGTAACAAGCTCTTCGCCGATCTTGCGCAGCCCGTATCGATCACCCCAAAGCCGCTGGTAATCAGCGCTGATGAGCAGATCCCTGAACCGGCGGTTATCTCTGTTCGTCAGAGACGCAGCGTACGAGAATGTCACATACCGCAAACCAGCGCGGCGTTTCGGTCCCCATTCCCATGCCGGCCAAAATACGTTGGTCAGCAGCGATTTCATAAATCCAGGCGGCACATTGATCAGGAGACGATTGATATCTCCATATGTCACTGCCTCGAGATGTTCGCAGACTGCCTCTAGCGCCCACCCCTCAACAAACTCTGTATTAGGCTCCAGAACGCTCCAATGCCGGCGTGTAAATGCCAGCAGGCTTTCTTCTGCGTCGGCTTTGTCCAGTTCGTCCAGCGCCCAATGAGGGTGAGCCAGGGAAAAGCTGACAGCATCTTCGATGGAACTCATTTGCCCTCGGGCGACAAATCCGTTTTCCGGCGCTCGATCATCTGCCGGACTAAGTCTCGCTCTTCAGCGGTCATTTCCGTTAAAGCACCGGAATGTTTGAATTCGACGGGAGCGCCGTCCTTGCCAGTGATCTCTCGACGATTGGTGTAGCTACCGCCGACTTCCTCGGCTGCCTGCTTCAACAGCGACGAGGCGAGCGACATATTCCCCTGCCCCTCGGCTTTATCCGCCATGCGTTGAAGTGCCCGAAGTCTCACCGCCCGGTGACTTATGGCGATCGTTGCCGTGTCTTCGAGAAACGTCTTGCGAGTCTCATCAAATAGCGAGCGCCACTTCACCGAAAGATTACGGCCAGCCCGCTTCGTCGGATCGTAGCATTCGATCGCCTGAGGGCTGAATATGATCGAGAATTCCTTCTTGAGCGTATTCGACACGACAGACGGGCTATCGAAGCACGCAAGCGCTTGGACTACAAAGGTTTGTTGCTCATGAGTGAGCCTAACTTTGGCCATGGGATGATTTCAAGACGCCTTCAAGTTTTAGGCAACGCGCAACTGACACGTCCCGCAAGCATGCCCAATGCTGGCCCGCGAGATTTCCGGTGGACGGTTTGCAGCATCGACGAGCGCGCGGACATTGGCAGCATCAGCCCCATATCTGCGGACGACGCCGACAAATTCTTCCACGTCGTGGGCTTTTACGGCCAAAGCCGGTCTGCCGTCCTGGCGGAACTTGGGAGCGCCGAAGATGTCGAGTTCCTGACCGCAATGATAGAGTTCGTGTTCCACTAGCGCGAGGAATTCCGCGTCCGGACACGTTGAAGCGTATTGTGCATCGAAGGTCAGCAGGAAGTCCGGGACTTCGCCGAACCAGTTCTGCAATTGCATCTCGATCCTGCCGCGCTGCCATTTTCCTGAGGGTGGCAAGCCCTTCTCGCATTGGCCGATGATGCGACGACCCTGTTTCCCGTTGGGGACGTTGGTCCAGAGTATGCCGATCGTAGCGTGACGTAGATGAGAGTGATCTTCGTTAAGAAGTTCGGCGTCGTCATCGATGAATGTTGATCGCGCCCAATCCAAGAGGTCTGGCGCTGGTTCGAACCGGATGGCGATATCATCTATCATGTCTTCCGGTGGGAATGGGCGCATGTCTTAACCGTTAGACTTTCTCGCCACAGTGACGAGCCGGCGGCAATCGCTGAGGACAGCGTTAAGCTGAGGACCGACATCGATCCCGAATGTCATCGGGTGAGGCATGCCTTCTTGCTTTAGAACGGCTATGAGGTTGTCGACTTCGGCTTGCTTCTCGCGTTCGGTCATGGAATATTATTCCTGTCAGCCGGTGGGACCTGAGCATTTCGCGATATGGATTTTCTCAACAAGTAGCTATAAGCGCATACGGGCAAGCGACATTTCCACATGCTGTACCAGGCGCACAACTGCATTTTCTCTCACCAGCCAGCCACAGATTGAACAGAGACGGCCATCCAAACGGCCCAACTGCCTTCTGCCGCACATTCACGATCCTGCATCGCCTATGGCAGCGGTTGACGGCGTTCTCGATCTCTAGCTTTGAGGCGTAATCGAGCTTTTCCATCTCACGAATCCAGCGACCGGTACTCGGCTTTGCCGAGGTCCATCATGGCTGATCCGGCGTCGAATGAGGTAGACCCAACCCCGCGAGCCATCGACTGACCGGAGCTGCAGGATACGACCGGCGATCCGCCGAAAACCATCGGATAATCCAGCCAGCGCCGATAAGGCTCAACATACCGATCGACAAAGACCGGATAAGTAGTCACCGTCCCGTTGATCTCAGCCACGCGAGCCTTGATGCGCTCCCACTGCTTTTCATTTGGTGCGACTTCCAACGTTTCCGTGAAGCCTTCGAACCAAGCTTTGAATTCAGCGACGGTCATTGTGCAACTCCTACGGCTACACGGGCCAACTTTTCGCGAAGCAGATAACCTTCCAGCGCCCAGATTTTGTTCCGGGCATTGTCGCGGGCGATCTTGCGGCCGATTTCCTGATTGAAGTTCTCCGGCGATGCCGCAGCGCTCTCACCAGTCACGATGTAGCCGTTGCGCAGCGTGAGCGCGCAGACAGTCAGCGTCGTGTTGGGGAATATGTGATACTGCTCGGAGACAATCGTCTCGTCGATCAGCGATGGAGTGAGGCGCGGCGCGTTCAAGCCCTTGGCCTGAATCTCGGCTTCAATCTGTGCTTCGTCCTTGGACATCGATCTATTCCTTCAATCTGAGTTTCAATCTGGCAATGAAAAGCCCGACCAGCAGTTATGCCGATCGGGCTGGAAATTCATGACGCCCGGAGTTAGTGCATCTTTTGCACGAACTGCTTCATGACGGGCCGAACGCTACATCGGCTTCAATAGGCCCTCTGGTATGACCGTGCGCCCATCTAAGGGTAATCACCTCGGGCCAGAGACGTTCGTCGGGCGCCTTGCAGAAGTGCGTTCCTACTGCCGCCGTCATGTTCCTCTTGGGAGGAATGGGTATCGAGAAGGTGACCGCTGGGCCGCTTGAGATGTTCGGTGTTGGCGCTTCGCTGCTAACCCAGAGCAGCACCGAACATCATCGCCTTCTGATCTTGGAGCGGCGACCCGGAATCGAACAGGGCTTGTCACCTTGGAAGGGTGATGCCTCGCCTTGAGGATCGCAGCGAATCAAAATAGCCCGACGCGTTTTCACACGTCTGGCTAAGTTCAATGGGCATTACCCATCATGCAATTTCGGTAGTAACTGATTTGCTGGAATCGCGCAATCCCTTATGTTCCATAAGGGCAATCAATCCCCTGCGAAGCCACAACATTTGTTGTTTAGGCATGCCGCGAAGGTGATCGTAGTCCATGATGCAGACGTTGAAGACGGTTTGTTTAACTTGGGGACCATCGACGCAGCAAAGCAAGATTCGCTCAAGCTCCATCATCTTGTTCGATGCGGCGCGGGCACGAGCTGCAAACTCGATACTGGTTTCTCCCGCATGTCCTCCGATGCTGAACAGCGATTGTGCACGGGCGCTCGGGAACGGCACGCCGACGAGGCGATAATAGCGAGCCATGCTCTCGGCATATTCATCGCCCGCCTGGCGGTGCTCTTCCCTGATCGCGCCGTCAAGGAATATCCGGCCGAGGGTATAGCCGGCATATGGGCTTTCGACGTTCATGTTTGCTCCTAGCAGCCGGCGGCGCGCCTCGATGACAACGCTCTTAACCTCACGTTCTGTTTCGCTTGGCTTGATCTTGCCGCTCGGATAGCGATCGACATTCTCCTTTGGTGGACGCCCTGCCCTTGATGCTGCGCGGATACTGCGTTTCGCTTTAAGCCTTGCCGCCTTTGATGCCATTTCATTGCCCTCGTGTACGAGCCGCCGCTCGGGATTATCGGAATTTCGGGTGGGTGATCGCCGCCAGGATCATGTCCATGGCGATCATCTTGTTGTTGTGCTGGGAACGGCCGATGACGATGGCCTGGATTCCGCTCGGCAAATGCGTGATGCGAATGTCTGGGCATGTCCCGACGTGCTGACCGCCACGTTGATGAATGCCGGGAATTGGCCATACCTCGATTTTCAGATCATCGGCTGGGATGTCGGTCATCAGCGTATCCAACCGCAACGGAGAGCAGTCGCGACGAATGCAGGTGTTGTCTTGCCGCCACCAACGCGCTGTCGAGCCCGCTCAAGCCGAAGGCTGACGGCGGATTCGGTAATTCCGAATTGCGGCGCGATCTGCTTGAGGATGTAGCCGTCTGCGATCTTCTGCAGCATATCGACCTCGATTTGTTTGAGAGGGCATGTCATGCCGCTGTCCTCCGGTTGTCGGCTATATCGGTCCAGCCGACGCCATCGGACGCGATCAGAAGCTTTGTCGGGACGAGGCAGCCCGGTTGGCCAGGAAGGGGCCCTAACTCGACGGTGCTCCAGATTTTTCGCTGTCGAGCGAAGTCGAGACGCTTTGACCAAGCATCGTCAGTATTTTCGAGAGGCTTTGGCTTAGGAAGTCCTTTGGCAGCTCCAATCCTTCGCTCGTAAGCTTCACGGATAGCCGGGATGAAATAAGCCCAAGAGCTTGCTGGTCTGGTACGCCTAGACGAAACTGATCGAAGCGTCGGAATTATATCTAATTCCAAATTGATGCCAGCAGCTATCAGCTCTGCTATGGGACCAACAACGATGGCACCATGAGACTGGATACCGTTATCGCCAACGGCAGAAATAAGTTTCTCCTGAAGTCTATCAAAATCACAGTCAGCAGCGCGCGCATTTACTACGCTGCTAAGCGTAGTTTTATCTGCTTCTGCTTCTGCTTCTGCTTGGTTGAACGTGTGTTCAACGTCCGTTGGATTTTCTTGTTGATTTTCTTTCCTTTTTTTAGCGCTAGCTTCTCCTGCCTTTTTGTTGATTTTCAACTTGTCCGAACGGTTTTGAATTTCAGTTTCAGCACGACGGTTTGAAAGCACCCCTTCACATAGAGTGAATTTCCCAAGTTCGATCAATTTTTTTATCACCTTCTCAAATGATGAAGGTCGCATTCCGCAATAGGTTGAGAGTTTGATGAGATGATATTCTACCGGACCGCTTTCCTCGTAGATCCGGCATAGAATCATCGTGTAAACTCCAACTTCTTGAGGGGAAAGCCCACGGACGCCATTCATAAAATCCGCTGGGTAGAAATCAAAATACGGAATATGGCGCTTCATTTCTGCACTCCATTCCTGATGGCCGAAAAAGCCATGTCAGCGAACAATTCCACCGTTCCGAGCGGGCCGTTTCGCTGCTTGGCAATGATGAATTCCATGATGTTTGCTTTTTGGGCGATCTTGTCTGAGCGCTCTTGTTGGGCGTCAAATGACCCTCCGGTCTCACGCTCAAGGTAATAAGCATCGCGATAGAGGAACGCGATCGTGTCGGCGTCCTGCTCGATTGCGCCGGAATCTCGAAGATCTGAAAGCTGCGGCCTCTTATCTTCGCGGCTCTCCAGCGCTCGATTAAGCTGGGAAAGCAGAACGACAGCGATATTCATTTCTCTAGCGATGATCTTGAGGCCGGCCGTGATCTCGGCAATTTCATTGACGCGATTGCCGCTATAACGAGACGACGCTCTGATGAGGCCAAGGTGATCGACAATGAGCACAGAGAGTGGATTCCCGGTCTTTTGGCTGTCTTCCATGAGGCGTTGGGCGCGCGTCCGGATATCGGAGATGGTCTGCCCAGTTTGCTCGTCTATGACGATTGGAATCTTCTCTATCTTGAGCTGCGCCTCGGCGATGATATCTAACTCATCGTCCGTGACGGTTCCCTTGACGATGCTGGAATATGGTATCTTAGCCGTGTAGTCGTAGAGAAAATCAGAAATGGCGCGCGCTGCGACCTTTTCTGCATCCATCTCCAAGGAAATGATCCCGATGACATTCCCTGCCCTGGCGGCGCGCAACGCAACTGAGAACGCGAATGTCGATTTTCCCATAGAGGGCCTGGCGCCGATGAGCGTCAGTTCCCTGCGTTGTATCCCACCAGTTAGGCGATTAATGTCTGTGAGGCCCCAGCTTACGCCCGTTAAGCCCGTTCCGTTATGTTTGGCGGCGACCGCGGCATCCAATGCTCTTGATGCTGCGCCACCGATGCTGGAACGTGTTGTCCGATTGGTGTTAGATCGAACCTCTGACATGATGTCATCGAAGGTTTGGGCGGCATCTTGGGCGATAAGCCGAACATCTGCCATCGGGTCATTTGCAGCGGAGTAGATCCGGCCGGCTGCATTGGCTATGGAGAGGCGAGCCCATTGTTCGATTACCTTGCTGGCGCTGACTGACGATGCTGTGCCTGTGGCGGAAGAAAGAAGGCGCGCAAGATAAGGGGCAACATCCATGCCGCTCGAAAGCTTGAAGCTCTTCGCTTGCTCTTCGGTGACGAGCTTGGAAACGATTGCCGGATTTGCTTTTCCATACCGTTCGATTGCAGCCTTCATCGCCGTGAAAAGCACTGCGTGGAAGGGATCCACAAAATGATGATCAGTAAGCTGCGCAAGAAGTTCTTGCGCGCCATCTCCGAACATGAGGGTGCCAAGCACGTCTTGTTCAATTTCCGGGATGTATCCGGATATCTCGAAAACCGGCGCGCTCATGCAGACTTCCTGCTAAGAGCTTCACGCTGCTCTTCCGTCATGAAGATATCAAGCCATCGGCGCCAAGCGCGGCCGGCGGCGATACCATCCTCAACGCTACCCGTCGATTGTGCCAGTCGCTGCGCTGAGACAAAACTGTCCCAGAGCAACTGTTGGTGATCTCGGATATTCACAATATTATTCATGCTGCGGTTCTCCGAACTATTCCCCAGTCTTCAAGAAGACGGATAGGCTCGTCGCGGCCACGAGTGACGGCGCACGTGATGCTATGACTTTCGCAAAGGGCTATGAATTCGCGCTGGGGACCGCTGAGCTTGCCAACTTCGGTCTTCAGCTCAAGATAGGCATGGATGCCTGGGCCAATGACAAGAAGGTCAAGAAGTCCCTTGGTGAGACCATATTGACCGAACGCCCCCATGTTAGGGATGGTGGCGACGAGCGTTCCCGGATTGCCGAGCGTGCGCCAATGGGCGATAACGCTCTTGTGGATTGCAGATTCCTTGAGATGAGGCTGCTTCATTGCATAGCCTCCATAACCCGCATCAGCTTGACGGTATTCTCTTCCATCCAAGACGACGTTTCGTCGCCGAGACGAGCTCGAACTTCTTCAGCCTTCTCGGCGTATAGGCGATTCATTTCTGTATTGATGAGGTGATCGACCTCGGGAGGTTTAATGCCGGTCTCCAGCGCTATGCGCTCTACGTCGTAGGGGAAGAGGGTGAAGGCTTCGGAGAAGGTCATAGGGCCATTTCCCCTTGCCGAGCATCGCGACGATCAAGCATGCGCAAGACGGTCTCTCCGACGTGCGTCTTATCCCAGACGAACCATCCATTGAGCATTGGCGGAGCGCCCTGCCCCGTGAAATCGATCTTCCAGCGCATGAGGTAGACGCGGGCCGGGGGGTATTTCGCCCACAGCCCTGCGTGCCCTCCCGCTCCCGGCCATGACCAGTTCAGCAGAAGCCCCATATATTCGATGCCGAGCTTATCGAGCGCGTGCCATATCCATCGACCTTTGCCGTCACGCTCATTGCATTCGGCGAAAGGTGGGTTTTCGAGGATCGCTTTGGATGGAGCTTCCGCGTAATCGTAGAAGCTCTTGATTTCTGCGCCGCACCCGCGGTCGACGAGGTCGCTGTCATAGGTCTGTAGTCCATGAGCGCGCAGTTCGCGCCCAATGACGCCTGTACCGCAGGAAGGCCCCCAGATGACTGGGAAGTCCTTGAGCCTGTCCAATTCAGCGTGGATGATGGCCCTGATTGGCTCCATCGGTGTTGGATAGAGCTCGTCCTTCTCGCGCTCCAGCGCATCGACCTTGACGATGTTGCCTTCAAGGTCTCGGATGGCAACAGGTTTCGACTTCTTGCCAGTGGCACGGAATAGGCCGCGAGCTGAGACTGGAGCGTTCATGCCGATTGCCCTTTCCGCTCAAGAGCCTTGACATAGGCAGCCTTGATCTCCTCAAACATTCGAACGTCATATTCCTTGGAGGAGATTTCAGTTTCAGGACGAGGACGCTTGGAACCTCGGCCGAAGTTGTCTAGCCAGGTCGTGGCGCTGGCTATGCGCTTGTCTAACCACTGAATCATCTCGGAAGGTTCGGTCATTCAGCGGCCTCCAATGCGTCGGTGCGGCGGGCTGAACGTGCAATCGTAATCAGAAGATCTCTGAATGGCGTAGGTGTGCCGATCCGCGGCGAACTGTCCGTTCCGCCGCCGCGCGCGCCTACTTCTCCGAGGCGCGTGGCTCTCTGTAGCCCCATGCGAGTGATGACGGCTGGGTCGAAGCTTGGCTCTCTGTAGCCCCATGCGAGTGATGGAAGATCGTCGGCACTTATTCCGAAGACATAAATCAGCGTGGGCTTTCGAGCGTAGTGCCCGTATTGCCCTTGCTCTACACAGCAGGTCCATCCACCAAGGAAGTCGGCCATTATCCAGCCGCCGGCGCGATCGGGAGTATTAAGATCGAAGTGCGGCCAGGCCAGACTTCCCCAAGGGTGTTCGATTACACCGCCGAATTGACGCGCGGCTGCGAGAGCTGCTTCAAAGCAACCTCCATCGTCTCCAAGCTTCTTGCGCTTGCCGGTGAGCTTTACGGTCAATGGTTGACCGAACCACATTTTCCCCCAACGCTGGCATGGCGGATGCGCTACGACCGGCCACGGGCCATCGTATTTCCGCGCATCGCGTTCTTCATCCCACGGGTCGACGCCATCGAGTCCATAGTAGGAACCGTCCTTTTGAACGTAGAGGGCCGCGATCATTTCTCATCCTTCAATTCCGGGCAAATCCACTCAGCAAGACCAGTGGCCTTATCCCTCAGCCACATCGCGATCGAGTGCCGCCGATCGAAGCTGAGCCATCTGACGAAGAGCGGCGGTCTTGGCTTTGTATTCGGCATGGGCTTCCCTCGCGCTCTTTAGTGCTTCTGCCGTCTCGAAAAGCTCCATCATCTGGAAATGCTTCACGAGCTGGCTTTCGTTGTTGCGCCAGGCCTTAAGCCGGCGTTCGGTCCATCTGTTCTCGGGATCGTCCCGATGAGGAAAGCGGCGGCTGAGTTCGCGCCATGCCGTATGAAGCATGTCGCCGATATGCCGCTTGTTTCCGATCTGCTCGACCAAGAAATTTGCAGTAGCTACATCAGACATTTGCTTGCGTTCTTCCTGTTTCAGTTTCTCCGAATCTCTGGACGAGATTTCCATTTTTTCCGGCTCCGCTTGGTTCATCTTCATCTCGTTCCACGGAGACTTCAGATGCGCAGGACCGATATTGAAGGAGACGGCGAGGCCCAAGGCTCATGCGGAGCCAACATCCCCGCCGTCTCTAGGTCCGCCGCCGGCGAGACCGTTATTGCTTTTCCGCAGAGCCATATCGCCGCCTCGTCTGGCTCTGCTGCGGCCGGTGATCCCCGCAAGGACCCGGCCGCCTTCATTCCTCTTGGGAGCGCAGTTTCCGCCGTCGTAATGAGGCTTGGCCGCGCTCGACCGTCGATTAAGGTGCTCGCCCATACCACACGAGAGGGGGATAGCGATCTGGGCGAGTCTTGAGCGCGGGCTCGGGAGGACGGCCACGCTCATTCGAAATTCAGAAATCCTTGGGTCGGAAGTTGCGGAAGTGATCGAGGTTGTGCTGATCGCCCTCGTCGGTCCTCTGGTCGCTGTCGTCGGATGTTTTGGTCAAGTTCAAACGAAAAAGCTCGGATTTGCTGAAGACTTTGACGAGGATGCCGAATGCGAGGCCGAGAAGAAGCGTCACGGAAAAGGTGGTTGCCATGGTGGTGAAGTCGTCAGACATGACGGCCTCCACGACGCTCTTGACGGGCGAAGGGGATTATCACCGCCTCATGCTTGGGATGCTTTCGGAAGGCCGCGAGGACGAAAGGCTTGATAGCTACGGCCCATAGAACAATGAAGCTGGCGATGATGACGCCGAATAGGATGGCCTGGACGGTGATAGAGGTGATCATGAGATCACCACGACTTTGGGCTGATAGTTCAGCATCGCGCGGAACTGGCTTATATCGGTCTTCCGCTCGCCGCATACCCGATAGGCCAAGATATCGTCGTGTCCCTCCATTGGGCCGCCCCACGTCCAGCGCGTTGCGTAGCCTTCTCCGGCACGGGAAATTTTGATCTTGCCGAAACGAAGCTCAACCTCAACCATCGTTCCGGGCGCTACCGGCATCGAGCCGCCAAACCAAGGAATCATCTCGCTCATGCCGCACTCCGATCAAGAATTTCAATGGGCTTCGTGGTGCTGTCACAGCCCTCGCAATGGCGCTCGATCACCTCAGCAATCGATAGCGTCCTCTTGCATGCCGGGCATTGGTGATAGCGGGATGGATTGGCTTCACGACGTTGAATTTGACGGGCTGCGCAGATATTGGAGGTCATGCTGCAACCACTCCTTCATCTTCAGAAGTTTCCGCCTGATGAAATGCAGCCCAGATATCGTCGGCACGGTCAGGGAGTTCCTTCGCAAGGGTAGTCGCGATCTTGCGTTCCTGCGCCGGCGTCCAGTCTCGGGAAGAGCGTTGCCAGCCGATGACGTCGATCAGGACATCATTGCCGCTGTAGCGGATGACCGGATATTCAATGCCGAGAGAGCGAGCAGCGTTATACCGGGACCAACCATCGATGATCACGTCGCCATGGCGGATGATCGGCTCCAGAACGCCGTTGAGCGCGATATCTCCGGCCAAGCACTGATAGGCGGTCTTCGACAGTTCCGGGAAGCAGTGAGCGTAGGCCAACGTCTTCATCGGCCTGGGTGGCACGGATTCGTAGGTGACGGTATTGTCGCCAGAAGCGATTTCGGTATGCTTGTGGACGATGTTCAGTCCACCGTCAGAACGGGTTGCCGGGATTTCACCGGCTCCAGCATGGCTCACGTCACCGCGTTCCGTTTCCGGCATCGCCTTGCGGGCGTTTTCCGCTGGCAGGGAATGGCCGACTTCGTCGACACGCATCTCCTCGCGGTCCATCTCGTTTGCCGTTTCCGGCGAATTGGTGGGGAGGACGACCGAAGCCTCCTCCCCTTCATGGCGGCCCTCACGATCCGCAAGCGTCCCGGTACCTGTCCCGGCGGGAGAGGCTTCGGCTTGCGGACCTGCCTCTGGGGATGCCTCATCGTTGTTCGAGAGCCTTTCTTGGGTCTCTTCTTCGAGGAATTCCCCGGTAATCGGGTCGAATTCTTCAATGTTTTCTCGCGCAGGTGCACGTGCACGAGAAAGCAGAAAAACATACTGATCGATGCGGTCGCCCTTGACGTCTCGCTTCTGCTTCTCCGCCTCAGCCAAGTTCATCTCGGCAATAGCGCCCTTGAAGGCTGCAACTTCGGCGGCAATGTGCTTGCCTTCCCATCCAAGTTCCTTGAGGTCCGAGCGCAGATCGGCATATGCATCCTTAAGAGCATCAGCCGCAGCCTTACGCATCTTCTCAGCCTCATTGATAAGGCGGGAGTAATGTGCGGCGGTATCGTCGGGGATTGTGTCGGCGGTCATTTATCGCCATCCCGCTTGCTTCTGGAGAGATTTCATCAGGTCGTATGGGTCGTCTGCAGAAACGATCTGATCCCAATGTTCGACGTAGAGAGACCAGACCTTGCCATAGCGAGCCATTTCGCCAATGCGGCCTTTCCACTCCGGGAAGAGGTCGAGAAGGCGCAAGCAACGACCAAGATCACCTCCGTCGGAGGGCCAAGATCCGTCACTAACGCCACAAATCATGTGGCCGAGGATGGCTTTCGAGGACATGCCGGTATCGCAGCCGAAGAGCCATTTGAAGCCGCGCTGCATTATGTCTTCGGGGATCGCCGGTACTGGTTCTTTGAGATGAGAGGGGGTCACGCGGCCACCTGCTTCTGGGCTGATTCTAAAAGGGAACGAAGAATGATGCGGGCTGCACGACCTGGGCCATGTTTGCCGCGCGTCCATTTGGAGATCATGGCTTGATGCATGCCCAACGCATCGGCCATGTCGACCTGACGCCAGCCATTGAGACGCATGATCTGCGTGATGACTGCGCCCCAATCCTCGTCGTCTATGCTGGCATTGGTGAAGAGCGAGACAACCTCACGCTTTGTCGCGATTTTCTCGGCAGGAGTCGCGCTTCGGTCAATGAAGTCCAACAGCTCGCTCGACGCGTGAAACCATTCTCCCCTCATATTCAGATGAGAGAATTTCTTGAGAAGCTCTGTCTCAGTCTGAAAGTCACCGTCCATCGTTCCGAGGACATTTATCTGCCATGGGCAGCCGACCTGCAGGTAACTGATGCGGGAGGAAATCCCGCCGATGGTATGGCCGATCTTTACTGGTCCATCATGTCCGCAACGAGCGAAGTAAATCATTCCGCTGCCTCCGGCGCTTCGAAAAAGATCTTATCGTCCCAGTCGATCCCACGTTCTTCGGCAGCGGCACGTATCGCTTTCATCTCATCGAGAGACGGGGCAACGCCGTTCTCCCAGCGCGATACGGACGCTTGTGTCACGCCAGCCAAAGCTGAAAATTCAGCCTGCGTGACTTTGAAAATCTTTGTTCTGATGTGCTTCAACGTGCTCATGGTGACGCATACTATGCGCAAACGCATAAATATCAAGAACTTTTTATCCGCCAACGGATTTTTCTTTATCCGCTCTCGGAAGTAGCGTTCCAGGCATGAAAACAATACCGCAAAAACTGATCGAAATTCGCCGCGTCACCGGCTGGAACCAGATGCAGCTCGCTGAGAAATTCGAGGTGTCTCAGTCCACTGTTAACCGCTGGTTATCCGGATCGGAACCAGAGGGACATCGGCGTGATGCGATTAACAGTCTTTATGATAGCATTGCTTCTTCCCAGCGATCTATTGGGGTTCGAGAGATAACGGTTGCAGCCCATGTGCAGGCCGGCGATTGGGCCGAATCATGGGAATGGGAGGAAGAGGATCGGTACCAGGTGTATATTCCAGATGACCCGGAATATAAGAATATAAGACTATATGCTGCCGTAGCCCGCGGCCCATCTATGAACAAAAGATATCCGGACGGAACCGTCTTGGTATTTGCCAACATAGAAGAAACAGGCGAGCAGCTAATTCCAGGAAAACGCTATATCGTCGAACGTCGGCGGTCTGGCGGCGATGCAGAACACACAGTGAAAACTCTTCACATCGACGCTGAAGGAAAGTACTGGCTTGTGCCAGAATCGGACGATCCTCGATATCAAGCGCCGATTTCAATTGAAGAAGGGATGGGCGAACAGGATGTCGTTTCTATCGTCGGACGCGTTTGTTTCGCGGTGTCGCGTGAATAGTAGACTCTGTATCTAAGTCTTATTCTGAAAGATAAACCTTTGTTTTCTTAAGGTTTTGAACTTGAAGAGAGGGAGGGAGACGGCAAAGCTCCCCCTCCCCTCATGGAACAGAATCCATGAAGGCAGGAGAAGCTTTTGCCATGACTTGAACCGTCAGGTCGGTCGGTCAAATAGCAGGACGCCTCTCGGCTAATCCGTCCTCATTTTCTGGCAGCACAGTAGGACTTACGCTCCCCGCGCCTCGGACTTCACCAGCTCGGGAGTTGCACCCGGTCGCCCATCTTCAAAGACAGCAGATATCAGCAAGCAAAAGCCGATGTAAATATTTTTATGCGTTTGCGCATTTTATTGTTTGACTTCTATCCGTTTGCGCATATTATCCTCTCACACCAGCCGCTACCGACTGACTAGCTAACGCTCAGAGAAACGGGATCGGCGTCAACCCCGCACTTCCTAACTGCCCAGGCAGAGGGAGATGCGAAAGGAAGGATGAGGGAAATGAACGATCTTCAAATCCAGAACTGGCTAACCTATTGGGGCAACGCCAAAATGGTCAACCTCGATGCGATCCGCGCTTTTGAGAATGTCTTTCAGGCTCGCAAGTACTGCGAATGCATGCGCATCGGAGTTTTCACGGACGTTACCGACCTGCAGATTTGGAACGCGCTTCAGGCGATGCGCCGGTCTGAACACCTGGACAACGGAGAAATTGCCGTCTCTGGACCGGAAGGCTTCTTCGACGAGCCCTTCGAGAAGAGTGATGACACAGATACCGTCCTAAAGGCAGCTGCACGCGAGGCTGGATGGGCTCTCTCAACTTTGGTGGATGAGATCCGCTTCAATAAGCGCCAGCAGGTTGTGAACATCATCAACAGGCTCTCGGCAGCCTTCGCGTATGAAGCCCGCACAAACCCGCCATCCATTTCCTGATCCCCTTCGGCGTGGACCTTCGGGTCCAGTTCGAAAGCTATCAATCAGTGATGAGGAACGGGAAATGTACAGCGAGCAGAAGAACGACAAGACAATCATGGATGCGATCAAGGCGTCCAACAGCGGTCACCATCAGCAGGCCGCCAATCTCTTTCAGAGAGCCGGAAACCAGTATCGCAATCCTTCTGAAAAGAAGGAGCTTTGGGCCGCAGCGGATCGCGCTCGTCGCATTGCGAACAGCGACTGACCCCCATCCCCGAAACAGACGCTCTGAACAGAGGATACGACCGATGGCAGATGTCAAGAAAATCAATGATGGCGGACCGGCCTTTCCAGTCGAGCTTCAGTTCAACAACGGTATTCCGGCAGGTGGCGTTCAGACCAGCAGTTACAGCGGATGGGCTACCGGCATGAGCCTTCGCGAGTGGTATGCCGGAAAGGCTCTTTCCAATCCCGCGATCTGCACCGGCAATGCTCCTGAATATGAGCTTCGAGCTTGGTTTGGCGGAAGAGGGGGGATTTCTAGGGCTGAGATCGTATCTCGACAGGCCTTCGATTTTGCCGACGCAATGATTTCCGCTCGGAAGGCCGGTGCGTGATGGCAACGCTCTCCACCTGCAATCTCTGCGCTGGAACCGGCAAGACCCTCACCCGGATTTCCTTCCCGACCGAGAGCTTCGGCTATGCCCGCTGCTACGTCTGCAAGGGGACTGGAGAGACAAAATCTCAAGCATCAAACGATGCAATCGCAGATCAGACCCGTATGCGCCGGATGGCAAAGCCATTGGCTAGGAAAATGGAGATAATTCAATGACCACCCTCGAATATGATTTCTCCGAAATGAAACTTCCCGGCTATGGCGATGACATCCTCATTCAGGGAACCGCCATCCTCGAAAGCGATTGCGAAGACGACAGCTATTTTTATGTCGCCTCATTGAAGATCGGCAAGACAACGTTGAAGCGCCCGAGCCGGATCAACAGCGCTCACGTCATCGACGATTTCCTCTTCACCGAGATCGTGAAGCAGATCGAAGACGACAAGACCGTTCACGGCAAGCATGCGGCTCTGGAATGGACGGACGCCGTTTCCGGTCTTGTCTCAGACTTCGTTCCGGCCCTTCGCCGTCGTCACGGTATGCCGATGTTTCTCATCCCCGAACTTGCCCCGCTTGGCGGCGTCTCAGCTCAAGCGGCTGAATAGCAACATCATTCAATTTACGAACCCAGAGGGGCATTTTCATGGCCAAGAAGCCAAAGCAGACAGAGGAAGTCGTTATCGCAGAGCAGCCGGCAGTCCTTGCGATCAAGGGCTTTGATGCTGGCCTGAAGTGCCGCGGATATCAGTTCAAAGTCGGCCGCACCGAAAAGCATGACGGTAAGGTTGAGGCTTGCGAAAGCGGCTTCCACGCCGTTACCGGTCATCCGCTGGCAGTCTTCAAATACTATGCGCCTGCCGGTTCTATTTATCATCGTGTTGAGCTTTCCGGCACGATGCATACCGATGATGACGAAAAGACGGCGGCCGAAATCCTCAAGGTCGGCGCGCAGATCGGCATGAGCGATCTCGTCAAGGAAGCCGTGAAGTGGGTCACAGATCGGGCAACGATCGAAGAAGGTGGTCATGCCACCGGCTATCAGGGCGCGGCATCCGCCACCGGCTATCAGGGCGCGGCATCCGCCACCGGCTATCAGGGCGCGGCATCCGCCACCGGCGATCAGGGCGCGGCATCCGCCACCGGCTATCAGGGCGCGGCATCCGCCACCGGCACTCGGGGCGCGGCATCCGCCACCGGCACTCGGGGCGCGGCATCCGCCACCGGCTATCAGGGCGCGGCATCCGCCACCGGCTATCAGGGCGCGGCATCCGCCACCGGCGATCAGGGCGCGGCCATGTCTTCCGGTTTCGAAGGAAAAGTGAGCGGCGTTGAAGGCAACGCCCTCTTCCTCGTTGAGCGTACCGAATGGAACGGTCCCATTGTCGCCGTATGGGCTGGCATCGCCGGCAAAGACGGTATCAAGCCGAATACCTTCTATACGCTCCGAAACGGTAAACCGGTCGAGGTGCTGTGATGGAACGCTGTGACCTCAGAGATCTGCACGAATGCTGGTGCCCAGGCGAATGCGCCGCCGCACCTCCGAAGCAGATCGATTTAACCCAAACCCCGGTCACCCCGTGGGCTGCGAGAGATCAATTCTACGTCGTTATTCTCGCTTCCGTCTTCATTTCCATCTGTGTCTACGGGGCTTTGTCTAGGGCGGATCACGTCATCAAGATTCAGCTTCTCGATAATCAGGAGGCATCAGTCCAATGGACCAAGTAATTGAAACGACCGCCGCGACCGACCTGATTATTTCTCTTCCGGCGGTTCCGAACGTCAAGACGTTCACCGATGAAGCCGAGTTCAACAAGCTTTATGACGCGATCCTGCAAAAGGTCAATGAGCATAAGCACGATGTCTCGACGAAGAAGGGTCGGGACGAAATCAAGTCCCTCGCCCACAAGATCGCCAAGACCAAGGCCGCGCTCGATAGGCAGGGTTTTGCCCTGACCGAGGAATGGCGCCTGAATAAGAAGAAGGTCGATGCCACCCGGAACAAGATCGACGAACGCCTTGTCGCATTGCAGACAAAATTCCGCAAGCCGCTGACGGACTGGGAAAATGCGGAAGAAGCGCGCGTCAAGAAGCATCAGGCAGCGCTCGATGCATTGCTAGGGATGATCTCGACTCCGTCTGGTCACACATCGGCCGAGCTTCGCGAAGCTGCTCTGACGGTCGAACTGACCATCGTCGATGCGTCATGGGAGGAATTCGAGGACCGCGCCGCCCTTGCCAAGGAAGATGCTTCCGCCGCTCTCGCCCGGTTGATTGTTGCTGCCGAGAAATCCGAAGCTGACGCCCGCGAACTGGAAGAGCTTCGCGCCGCCAAAGCCAAGCTTGAGCAGGAAAAGGCCGAACTTGCTGCCGCCGAAGAAGCCAAGCGGATTGAAGCGCAGCGTGTCGAGAACGAACGCATAGCCGAGGAAAAGCGGCAAGCTGATATTGCTCAGGCGGCGAAGGACGCGGCTGGCAAGGCAACACGTGACGCCGCGCAGGCCGTTGCGGATGCTGAGCGCCGTGCCGAAGAAGCAAAGGCCCAGGCCGAACGCGATATTGCCGACGCCAAGGCTGAAACCGAACGCCAAGCGGCTGCCGAGAAGAAGCGCATAGCCGACGAGCAGGAAGCCGAAGCAGCGGCACAGCGCCGCCGCGATGCGAACAAGGAACATAAGAAGGCCATCAACAACTCCATCGTCGCCGAGTTGGTCAAGTGCTCCAAAATCACTGAAGAGCAGGCGCAGGCCATCGTCATCCATCTCGTTTGCGGCTTGGTCCCGAACGTCACCCTTCAATATTGAGGAGAATGTCATGAGCGCGCTGGTAAAGCACGAAGAGCAGCAGGAATCCAAGCTCATCCCGGCCAATGATGCACCGATGATTTCGATGATCGAGCGTATCGCCATGGATCCGAATATCCCGATCGAACGGCTTGAACAAATGCTCGCGATGAAGGAGCGGATGGAAGACCGCCAGCGCGACCAGCTTCGCGAGGATCGCGAATATGAGGCAAAGACTGCCTATTTCGCAGCGATGTCGGCCTGCCAGAAGGAATTGCCGGTCGTCACGAAGAACAGGCGCAACAGCCACACCAATTCGAATTATGCCGATCTTGCCGCGATCGAAGATCAGGCCATGCCGATCATCTACGCCCATGGTTTTGGCGTCTCGTTCCAGCCCGATGGCTACAACGAGATTGGCGAACTGCTGATCAAGTGGGAAATCTCCCACGCTGGAGGCTATGTCCGCAACGGTATCGGTGCCATTCCAGTTGATGGCGCGGGCGCGAAGGGCGGCATCAACAAGACCGGGACGCAGGCGTTCGGCAGCACGGCCACCTATGGCCGTCGCTACCTGCTTTGCATGCTCTTCAATATCTCGACTGGCGATGATCGGGACGGCAACCGCGTTCCCACGCCTCAGGCAGAAGATGAGCCAATTACCGAGGCGAAGATTTCCGTCATCCGCGACCTGATCGTCAAGGCAGAGCTGGAAATTGATCAGTTCTGTGATCACTGGAAGGTCGAGGCAATCACCGACATTCCATCATCGAAGTATGCCGAGGTTATCGGCTCTCTGCGTCGTCGCATCACTGTCATCGCCGAGCGCAAAGGAGAGCAAAAGTGATTTTGTTCTTCGACACCGAAACGACCGGCTTTTTCCAAGACCGCTTGCCGGTTGATCATCCGGAGCAGCCTTATATCGTACAGCTTGCCGCCGAGCTTTGCGAAGACGATGGAAAGACGATCAGTGGGTTTTCCTTCATCGTCGACAATGGCGTCGATATCCCGGTTCAGGCATCAAATGTTCACGGCATCACGCCGGAGCGCGCCGTTCAGTTCGGCGTCAGCGCGGAATTCGCGCTTTCGGCCTTCACGCATCTTTATCAGCGCGCAGATCTGGTATGTGCTCACCACATCAAATTTGACCGTGGCGTCGTCGAGGCGGCAATCGCACGGCACTATGAGCGCGTCATGCCGCTGCGCAAGCCTTTGTTCTGCACGATGGAAGCCGCGACGCCGATCCTCAATCTTCCGCCGACCGAACGCATGCTAGCCGCCGGCTTCAATAAGCCGAAGGCACCGAAGCTTGAAGAATGCATTCGGCATTTCTTCGACGAAGAGCTTGATGGCGCGCATGATGCGATGGTCGACGTCATCGGCTGCCGTCGCGTCTATTTCCACCTGAAATCATTGGAGGCTTGATCATGGAAGAAATAGTCCAAGGTACCGCAGAATGGCATCAGATCCGGCTAGGACGCGTCACGGCGTCTCGCGTCGCCGATGTCATCGCGAAGACCAAGACCGGATACGCTGCCACTCGTGCCAATTATATGGCCCAGATCATCACCGAGCGTCTGACCGGTCTACCAACCGAAGGCTTCACGAACGCTGCCATGATGTGGGGCACAGAAACGGAACCGGAAGCGCGCGCCGCATATGAGTTCAATTGCGTTGCCTCCGTCGAGCAGATCGGATTTGTCCCTCATCCCACGATCGGAGATACGGGTGCTTCTCCTGACGGCCTGGTCGGCAAGGATGGGCTGCTGGAGATAAAATGTCCGACAACTGCAACCCACATTGAAACGCTTCTCGGCGGATCTGTTCCGGGAAAATACATCACACAAATGATGTGGCAGATGACATGCACCGGACGCCAATGGGTTGATTTTGTCAGCTATGATCCACGCATGCCTGAATCCATGCGCTTTTTCTGCCGTCGTGTCGAGCGCGACGACGCCATGATAGCCGAGCTTGAGCGCGAGGTGATTGTCTTCCTCAACGAAGTACGCGGCAAGGTCGTCGAGTTGCGGCGTCGGTATGAACCGCAGCCGGTCGACGAGACTGCAGCGCTGTTGATGGCGGGTTAATCAAACATGGCGAAGAAACCTTCCGAAAACCCACCGATTTACGTCGTCCGTACCGGCGACCGCCTAATAGGCGAAATGGAAATGGACCGCGACTTGATCCGCCAATTTCCTGACGGACAGCGTATCCGGGTTGATCTTCGCACCGGGCGCGTTCCGGAAAGGTTGCGCTGGTACTGGAAATTCCTTCATGCCGTCGTGGCGGCTACGGAGGCGGCCCCAAACGCCGAAAGCCTCCACTCTCTTGTTAAGCTGAACACAGGCTACGTCACGCCCATGCTCGTCAAAGGCATGCCGTTCGTCGTTCCGCGCAGCATCTCGTTTTCGGCCATGTCGGAAGACGAATTTACCGGCTTTCTGGCCCGCGCCCAACGTTTCATCGCTGAGGCATACGGAATTTCACCCGAGGAAGTTATGGGAGAGGCCGCATGATCGTGTCTGCTGAAATCCTGCGAGAGCTTCTCGACTATAATCCCGATACCGGCAATTTCATTTGGAAAGAACGCACCGAAAAGCACGGGTCAGGGCGCGCGATCAGATCTTGGAATGCCAGATATGCCGGCCGGCCTGCATTTGTGCATTTCGACTATGGCAATTATCTTCGTGCCTCGATCTTCGGACGATTTCATTCAGCTCATCGAGTGGCATGGGCAATCATCAACGGCGATCCGGTTCCAGATTTTCTGGATCATATTGATGGTGACAGGCGCAACAATCGGATCCACAATTTGAGGCCTGTTTCCAAGGCCGAGAACAGCCGCAATAGAGGATTGCGATCGGACAACACATCCGGCCGCTCTGGCATCTATGTCACGAAATCCGGGACATTTAAGGCTCGAATTTTCGCGAATGGTCGAGATCAGCATCTTGGAACCTTCAAGGAATTTGAAGAAGCGGCCGCAGCACGGAAGCAGGCTGAAGAGCGCTTCGGCTTCTTCGAAGGACATGGCGAACGACAAGGAACTGCCTGGAAGGCAGGTGCGGCATGAGCAAAACGCGGTCCCTCTTCTGCTGCGGCTGCCAGGTCGACGTATCTGCTCGCCTGACCGACGGCAAGGAAATCTATCATCGCCGCCCAGACCTTTGGGAGCTTCCGTTCTGGAAATGCGATGCCTGCGGCAATTTCGTCGGCTGTCATCATAAGACCAGCAACAGGACGCGCCCGCTTGGCTGTATTCCGACGCCGGAAATCAAGGAAGCGCGCCGTCATATTCATCGCATCCTTGATCCAATCTGGAAGTCAGGACGCCGTGCTCGAAGCGAGCTTTATTCCATGATCGCCCACGTTATCGGCGTCGAGGAATATCACACTGCAGACATCAGCAGCATTGAGCAGGCGAACGAGGTTCTTCGCGTTGTGAAAGAGCTTGAGGTGGCAATATGACCTGCAAATGCATCGAAACCGTGAACAAAGACCTTCGGGAAAAGCACAATACCGAGTTGGTCTGGATGATGAGCCTCGGCGGCAAGCCAGAAGCTCGCGTTAAAATCGAAAAGCAGATCCACGTCAAGAAGCGCGGTGCGAAGGCCGTCCCGCTCGCTGCCACGTACTGCCCCTTCTGCGGGACGAAGTATGGGGAGGATGAGGTATGAAATCCGCGGAACTCCATCGCCAGAAATACCAACACGCCAGACCCGAAACCCTCCGTCGCCTCGACGAGCACGACCAGCGTATGCAGGACTTAAAGGACTACGCCACCTTCCTCCGTTGGAAGAAGCGTCTTTCCTGGCTGGTTTGGATATGGAGGCGCGCGTGACCTATTACCACGGTGGCTACGGTCAGTTAAAGGTCGGCGATCTGGTGTTGCCGCCTATCCAGACGAAAGCCCCTTCCTTGGACCGGTTCGGCGGCCATGCGGTTTGCGACCGGTCGAAGGTCTATGTCTGCACCATCATGGAAGGCGCTCTCCTCTACGCATGCATGCACCATTCGGGCTGCGGCAAGGTCTATGAGGTCGAGCCGATCGGAGAGTTGGTCGAAGATCCAGACGCCAAGATTGAAGGCTTTTCCTTCTCCTGCGACCGCGCGCGGGTGATCCGCGTCATCCGGGTAAAGGGGAAGACGATCAAGACCGTCACCAAGCATATGCTGGAGGGCGCTCATGCCGATCCGCACTGAACGCAAAGCCCTCTATCTCGGCGGCGGCACTCATTCGAAGGAGTGGAAGGCCTTCCGTGCCTCCATCCTCGACCGCGCCGGCAATCGCTGCGAGGGCACGCCGATGCATCCGGATTGCCGAGCGGAGAACGGCAAGCCTCATCCGGTAACCGGAAGCAAGGTCGTACTGACCATCGCGCACATGGACCACGACGAGAGCCACGGCGATCCGGAGCGTTGCCGCGCATTATGTCAAAAGTGTCATTTATCGTGGGACGCCAAGCATCATGCCGCCAATGCGGCGCTCACCCGTCGCCGGAAAGCTCCGCAAATCGACATGGAGGATTTCCTCAATGGGTAACCGTCTCGAATTCAATCGCAAGACCCGCGCCGCCATCATCGCGCGCGCCGACGGCCATTGCGAGAAATGCAAGGCCGTCCTCAAGACCGGCGAAGGAGAAGTGGACCATGTCCTTCCGTGCGCCCTCGGCGGCGAACCGACAGTTGCCAACGGTCGCCTGATCTGCCGCGTCTGCCACGCTGAAAAAACAGCTGCTGATATTCGCCAGATCCGAAAGTCTGATCGCCAGCGCGATAAGGCGTCAGGTGCGATGAAGTCGACGGCTAAGATCAAGTCTGCCGGCTTCCCGAAGGCCGAGAAGGCCGAGCGCGCCGCTTCCAAGCCATCACTCCCATATCGCCCGCTCTACCGCGAGGAACAGCCATGACCACCGCCAAGGAACTATCCGCCCAGATCACGAAGGCCATGGAGGCCGTGACGCCGGGACCGTGGGCATACCAGCGGCCTGACACATGTGTGAAGGGCCATATGGGAACGGCGAACGTGCGTGTCGTCGCTCAGATGGACGAGAGTCGTCGGGGCCTGACGAACTGGCAAGCCGATCTTGGCTATATCGCCGCCGTCCAGCCCAACAACATGCGCGTCATCCTCTCAGCTCTTGCGGATGCAGAGCGGGACCGTGACTACTCACATGATCGTGCGATGCGTCTCGCGGGATTTTTAGGTGATGAAACTGTTCAGCAAATAATTGCCAGAGCCGAAGCTGCTGAGCAAGAACTAACCGATACGCAGACTGCCAATCAATGCATGATCGAAGATTCTATAGCTTTGAGAGACCGAGCCGACTCCCGCATAGCCGAGCTTGAGCAGCAAATAGCGAATATAAAGGCAAGCCGTGATTGCCAGGTCACGATTGCAGCGGGTGAGGAAGAGCGGGCGAGGAAGGCGGAAGCTGAGCGCGCCACCTATGAGGAAATCCTGCGCGTGGTGTGCGGCCACCTCGAATTGCCTCAGTCTGAAAGCGGTCCTGCCGACGACCTGAGCCTATACGACAGGGCTCTTGAGCAAGCCGACGTGATGTATCGCCAGACTGAAGCCGAGCGCGTCGAGCACAAGAACGCAAGGTACAGCGCTGAAGCCCTGTTGCAGCAGATGACCGAATACGCGCTTGAGGTCACACGGGCGCTTACTGGTTTGAGCGGCGGCGGTTCCGAAATGTTCTCCGGTCGGGTCGGCAATATCTACAAGGCGGATATTGAAAAATGCTGCGGCGTCGTTCACGACCGTCACGCCAAAATCAACGGGTTGCTCGTCAATGCGGTGAAGTCGAAGAATGCCGCTGAGGTCAAGCTTGCCGAGGCCGTGAAGGTGATAGAGCCGCTTGCGAAACTAGCCTCTGATTATGACGGGGTTCCTCTGCCCAAGTACTTTGGCGATATCGATTTTGAAATGAGGTATTCGGGGAAAGACAAGGCAACCGTCACAGTCGACAAATTGCGTGCCGCCCGTTCCTTCCTCTCCAAACTGGAGGCATATTCCAAATGAGCCATAAATATCGCGCCGAACAGATCGTCTGCATCAGCGGATTTGATTGCGGAACCGAGATTGAGTTGAAGATGGTCGTGAGCTTCAAGGTTCACCCTGGATCGAAGGCTACCGAGATCGATCCGCCAGAACAACCTAGCGCCGAAGTTATAGAGGTTCATTTCTTCGAGGTGAAGGACGGCAAGCCATCGTCGGATGAAAGATCGATGCCCGTATGGCTGTTCAACCGCCTTACCGAAGGTGACGCCTTCTACAACTGGCTTCTGTCCGAAGCTTCCGAACAGCATCAGGTCGCCGTTGAAGATGCCGCCGAAGCCCGTCGTGAGATGATGCGGGAGGAACTGTCATGAATCTGTCCGAGCTTATCGCAAAATACGGCGACGACAAGGTTCAGTTTCAGAACCTCGATCAGTGTGCCGAGGCGCTGAACATGAATAAAGGCGTCACGAAGATCACCTTTGGTACCGAGCAGCCCCTCGGCCTTGATGGAACGCAAAAGCTCGGCATCGTCGTCTGGATGGATCGGGAGCGCGTTGCCAAAATCATCGCTGATTCCAAACTGGAGGGGAAATCGTGAGACCAGATTGTCACCCTGAAATCACCGAGCATATGGCGACCTTCATCCATGTACGCAGGCTTGCACTTCGCCTTTCGCTTGAAGACGTAGCCAAGCGCATGGGGTCGTCCAAAACTCACATCTGGAAATTGGAAAACGGGCGCTCGAAGAATCCTACCCTATGGATGATCCTTGGCCTTTGCGAAGCCCTTCAGTGCTCGCTCAATGCCTTGATCGGCAAAGACGTTTCACAACCTATCTTCACGGAATCCGAAATGGCGCTGGTCGATGCGCACCGTACGATTTTCTCCAAACTGGAGGCCTCATCCAATGCAGAAGCTTGAAGAGCTGATTGCAGCGCTGGAGAAAGCGACGGGGCCGGATCGCTGGCTTGATGCCAAGATTGATGCGGCTCTGCGCGTCGGCACAGTCAAGATGCGCGGCGGCGGTTATGAATGGGCTTGGAGCAACTTCCCGGTCTGGGCTCACCACAAGCAGCATCAAGGGATGTGCGGCGTCCAGCATGCCAACGGTGATCTCGGGTTAGTATGGGATAGCGACCCGTTCACATCATCCATCGACGCCGCCGTTGCTCTGGTAGGGCGCGTGCTGCCTGGTTGGGTATGGGGCATCAGCGCTCTTGGAGATGTTCTCCTTTACGAGAGAGACGATAGCCCAGCAGCATACCGGACAAAAATTAAGCTAGACCATCCGGTCCCCGCTATTGCCCTCTGCCTCGCCACCCTCCGCTCCAAGCTCACTCAGGAGAAGAACAATGCCGATAAGTGAAAAGCCGATCGCTCACCTAGTTTGGCTTCAGGGCCGACGTGCTGCCGATGATGTCGAGGACTACTACGAGGTAGCGCGTCCCGGCGACAAGTCCGTTGACGGCTCTGACCCGTTCCCGGTCTACGCCGCTCTCCCTCATCTCGCCAAGCCCGTAGACCGGGAACGACATGAGAGGGCTATCGAAGCGGCATGCCGTGCAATGCACGAAGCGCAAGGAAGCGGAGACGCTGATGCGCCCCTACACAGCCCTTATCAGAATAGTTGGGACGAACCGGATTCTGTTCGGTGGAAGCAATGGATTGAGACGTGCGAGGATGTCGTCTCTGCCTACCACGCCTCCCTTGGAGCCGGGACGGTGGCGCAGGAGCCGGTGGGCTGGTTCAATCTTCCCAATGATGCGCACGGCTACCAGCAAGTCGGCGTCGAGTTCGAAGGGCTTCCGGAAACGGTGCCTCTTTACGCCGCCCCACCCCCACCCGCAGCGGTGCAAGAGCCGGTGGCCGTGAAGGGTGAGACCCCCTCACCCCAAACAAGTCTGAGTGGTTGGCAACCGATGGAAACCGCGCCAAAGGACGGCAAGCACAGCATCCTTGCTATCCCTGCCGGTGGAGGCTTCATTTACTCAATCCAAGGCTCATTTATGCGGGGCAAGTGGATGAACGCGGCGGATATCAACGCCGAGCCGCTGGCTTGGATGCCAAACATTCTGCTGCCCGATGAATTCTGCCCGTGGACGGATGAGTTCAAGTCCCGCGCGGCGCTATCCGCCACAGCGACGGAGGGCGAGTAAATGGCTGATCGCGTCTACACCGAAGGGTTTCCCGAACGCTGGTCGATGGTCCACCGCGACGATTGCACGTTGCTGGTAAGGCGCGCTGACATGGGCTTCTACATCGTCCCGTCGCAAGCCGTCTGCATGGCTCCGAAACTGATGCAAGGCGAGGCCTGGCTTGAAACGGCTAAAGAGATTGCCCACGCGCTGGCAGGCAGTCACAAGCGAGAACTTAGCCGAATGTTTGCCGAGTTTTGCGATAGCTGCGGCATCGGTCCACCTCACGACGATAAAGATCGGGCGATGACGAACGTCCGGGCAGTTGCCACTTGGACGTGTGATCGGTGCGGCCATGTCAACGTTCGCCCCAAGTCTGAAAACCCCACGCCCGCACCGAGGGACGACAGCCCTCCATCTCGTACTCTCTCCACCGCCAAAAGCGACTCCGCACCCGAGATAGCCGCGCTTAGGGCTGAGAACGAGCGGTTGCGGGAGGCTCTCGTAGATTTGGTCAATGCTGCAGACGATGATTTCGGCGTCCCGGGCGACCATGATGAAGATGATGAACCTGTTGGCGGTGGCCTGAAGGCTGATGGTTCGCCGGACCCGATGGCAATAACCTTCGGCCATATGCGCCGTGCTCGCGCTGCTCTCTCCGAGCAAGAGGAGGCGGGAGAATGAGCTATCCAGCAAGCGCATACGCCGGCATGGTTGCTATCGGCCTACTCTCGTGGGCTGGCGGCTACAATCTAGGAGTCACTAAAGGGCGCGCCATTGAGCAAGACGAGACGCGCACCTTCGTCAACAGCGAAATGACTAAGGCCGGTTTTTGTGGATGGTTCGAGAAATCTCGCATTGCTGAAGACTGCGCCGCCCTCACCCCTGAGCAAGGGGAGGCGAAGTGATGAACGACCTAACCCTCGAAGAAAAAACAAACTACGCCAAGGTTCGCGCCGCCGAGGAAGCCGCTGAAAAGCATTTCTTCGATGCCAACCAACCGTTCTTTCCGCTTGGCTTTTCCATCGGCTACCGAAACCCGGGCCATTGGGACATTGTTGCGAAAGAATGCCCGGGCCGCGCATCTGCATGGCGACACGCCCATCCTGACGGCTTCACATCGGAGAAGGATGGCGAGCGCCGCCGTGCCTTCAGAATCCGCGGCGAACCCGGAAAGGTCGTCGTCTATGACGAGCGCTGGAATCCGCACCGCGAGGATCGGCCAGTCCTTCATTTCAAATCTGTTACCGGCGCGATGGTCTATATCATCGAAGAACTGATGCAGGAGCCATCCCAATGACCACACAGCACGAAACGGCTATCAAAGCCGCCCGAGACGCGTATTGGTCGGAAACTCACCATGGAAGCGGCTATGACGACAGTAAGCCGTACGAAGCTGCCATCTCCGCGTACCTCTCATCCATCGGCGGGGTTGTGTGCCAGCGGGAGCCGGTCGCATATACATCCGAGACGCAATTAAGCATGATGGCGACTCTGCCCGGCGACAATTATGTCATGTGGGGCGAGCCTCTACTTCATCACCATGACATCCCCCTCCATGAGGCTATCTCACCAACCATAAACTGCGGGAATGGGTGGCAGACCATACAATCTGCACCATGCGATGGAACGATGATTTGGATCATCAATGAATCTGGGTTCCAGACAAGCTCATGGTGGGATGAAGACTTTAATATTTGGGGCGAACTCGGGGATGAAGATCATCCCACCCATTGGCGTGCGCTTCCCGCTCCTCCCTCCCGATCAGAAGAAGGGAGCGAGAAGCTATGAGCGACTTCAGGATGAAGCTCGGAAATTTCGAAGCTATCCCCGAAGAGGGGAGCGGCAACTTCGCTACCAGCATCTATGAGGATGAATATGACGGCCTTCTGATCGCTCGGTGCAATCAGAATGGCCGATATCCAGAGCATGCCCGTGCCATCCTTGAAGGGCTGAACGGCAAGAAGCATGGGCTTGACCAGATCACGGCTCTAACAGCAGAACGAGACTCCCTCAAGGCCCTATGCGACGAGATGGCGAAGGCGCTGGAGGAAGCCAAGTTTGCGCTCTTCTCCAGCGACATGACGATCAAGGATCGAGCCGACCAGTCTATGCGCCTCGCTCTCAGCTCCTACCGTAAGACGAAGGAGGCCAATAATGGCTGACATCACCTCGCGCGATGCCCCCGCCTGGGTTGGAATAACGTATCTCATTTACGTCATAGCATATGAGACGTTGACCCTTGGCGGTTGTGGATATGTAGTTTTCATCCTTGGCTACTCAGGAGGGTGGTTTGCGCTCGCCTGCTTGCTTAGTGCGCGCACATACACTCCAAGCAAATGGCGGTCTTTGTGGACTGGAGAGGCTGACCATGGGTGAACGCATCATTGCTGCGGCGATCCAACTCGCCGGCACAATCTCCCTACCTCCGCCGGCCCGTCACCACACCATCATCCAGACAATGGATTTGGAAATGGGGATCGATGGCACAAAGGCCGTTCCGGAGAGCCAGGGCTTCCTTACGGACACCGGAAGGTTTGTGAACCGGGTTGAGGCTTTCTACATCGCCCTGAAGGCCGGGCAGATCATCAACGGGACCAATAGTGCCACTACGCCCAAGCTCTATTCAGAGGACCTCTGGTAATGAAGATAAGCCCTATCGCATTCCGCCAAGGTGTCGAAGATGCTTTTTCCTTCCGCCCCCTTCGCTGGTGGCTTTTCAAACGCCTTTCGTCTCTCGGGTGGTGGATATGCCCCGAACCTCACAAGTCGCGTCTGCAGTCAGTTATGCCAACGTGGCGTCAGTCGGAATCCTCCCCCAATCCTTTGCAAGAACAAAGGGACAACATCGGCAAGGAGGGGGAATGACCAGAGCCGCTTTCCGCCAAGCTGACATGGAACGGATCTTTCGTGCGGCAAAAAGCCAAGGCATGTCAGTGCAGATCGACATCCGTACTCTGGTTGTCACCGCTATCCCCGATATCCACAGGGAAGATGGCGTTGACGTCGCCGATGATAAGTCCCGCATGGTCCATACGGGCAATGGTGCCCGCTATGGAAAGGAAAACTGGGATGAGGAATGACAGACCCGGCTACCAGTACCGGGACAACAAGGACGGAACGCGCGTCCATTACTGGAATCCGAAAAGGGCGGTCAAGGGAGCACCTGCCGCCCTTTCGCTCATAAGGCTACCGGATGGGCTCTCAGATAGCCAGATCGCCGAAGAATGCCAACGGCGCACGAACGAACTTCGTGCAGAGATGGTTGATCGTAGCCTTCCGAAAAAATTCGATGGCACTTTTGAATCGCTGATCGCTCTTTATCGGGGAGACAAGATGAGTTCGCTTCATTCGGTGAAGCATTCCACCCGCATCCGCGATTATGAACCGAGCCTTCGAGTGCTGGCGAAAAACATTGGTGGTCGGTACATTGACGGCCTGACAGCATCGGACGTGAAGCGTTGGTTCCAGCAATGGAAGAGAAAAGGCCACAGGAGGGCGTCAGGCGCGGTCAAACTGTTGCGGTTGATTATCTCCTACGGAGCCGGAGAACGCCTTCCTGGCTGCGCTCAGGCACGATTAATCCTCTCCGATATGCGTTTCGAGCAGCCGGAGGCGCGCACTATCGCAATGACATATGATCAGTGCTTGGCAATCGTGGAAAAGAGCATCGAACTGAAATGCCCTTCGATCGGGTTTGTGGAAGCCCTGAAATTCGAAACGGCGTTACGCCGAATCGATGTGATTGGCGAATGGGCGCCAGTGCCAGAAGGTGGGGAGTTCCGCTGGACCGGCTTAATGGCTAAGTCGATCTCGAAAGAAATGATCTTGACGCTCAAGACCAGTAAGACCGGCGCTGCGGTGGCGCGGGATCTAAACAGCTATCCCCTAGTAGCAGAGGCGCTGAAGGCGTTCAAAATACCCGACATTGGCCCCGTCGTCATCGATGAGGACCATGGGAAGCCATATTGGGAGAATCGCTATACGGAAAAATTCCGCAAGGTTCGGGATGCTGCCGGCGTTCCATCGAACGTTTGGTCAATGGATTCGAGAGCCGGAGCAGTTTCTGAGACTGTCGAGGCAACGGGCTCACTTGAAGACGCCAGAGATCTTGCGACCCATACCACGACAAAGACCACTCGCCGGTATAGCCGTGGCGATGGATTGGAGAGTAGCCGCCGCATTGCGGAAGCCAGGATAGGAAATCGAACTAAAAAGATCGACTGACACGGGATGACACGAGTGACACGGGGCATAGCTAAGTGGTTGAAAAGCTTGGAGCGGGTAGCGGGAATCGAACCCGCGTATTCAGCTTGGAAGGCTGCTGCTCTACCATTGAGCTATACCCGCGCGGGTGGTCAAGATCCTGTGCGGAATGGTGGAGGGAGTTGGATTTGAACC